ACGAACCATCAACCCCGGAAGTGAAGAACAAACGTGGTTGGATAACCAGAGAGAAGAAAGAGGAGAGAAGACAGTCGAAGCTGTAAGGACAAAAGCGTTTTGGATAAAGAGAGAAGAGGATAAAGAAAGCTATAAGGACAAAAGGTGGTTGAAGAAAGAGAGGAGAGAAGACAGTTGAAGCTATAAGGAGGAACGTGGTTGGACGTATTCAACACACAAACCAAACTTTCCTTCCTTCTCCTCCTTTCAAGCGCCTCTTCCCAACCCATCACCTTCTCTCCTTTTCCTTCTCTTCTCCTAGAGAGAACAAAGCCTCATTGAGCTTCCGGCACTCTCTTTCACGAAATTTCACGCACGGGACGTTTCCTAGGCTTCTTTCCCTCCAACCATCACCTTCTTGTCCTTGATAGGCTTTTCCTATTAACCCTGCCAAGTTTCAACCCGCCGTCCTAGGCTTGCTTGGTTTTGTTTCTTTCCTCTCTTTAGACCAAGGCATGAATTTGATCCTTGGCCCATAGGTTTTGGCGTTCTCCTAGGCTTGTTGACTCCTAGGAGAAAGAGAAGAAGGAACAAACACTCCCGGAACGGTTAGGTCTCCATAGAGATTGCCTATGAACGTGGTTTCGCCTTCTTCTGGTCTTCACAATGAAGACTTCAGCAACACAGGTAAGAGAGAAGAAGCCATGAACAGGTTTGAAGCCACATTTTTCGACGAGAACAGACAGTTCCGGCGTTTACCGTTTGAAACCCCACAAGAAGCCATTGAAGTGGTGGAGAAAGCTGGGACTGGGAACGTCGCCAAACTTCGCTTGGTTGAGAACCGTCCGGGATGCCTTCCAGAGTTCTTGTTTCGTTCTGTCTCTTTCTGGCGCTATGAGAACGGACAGTGGAAGGAAGTTGACATCTACTGCAACATGGGTAGTGCATTAGGCAAGCCCAAACCAGAGTAAGGAGAAAGAGAGAAGAAGGAAAGGCCCGGAACCTTTCCTTTCTTTGTTTCTTTCTCTCCTAGGCTTGTCCTAGGCTTTGTTTCTTCTCTCTTTGTCTTCCTTCTTCTCTTTCTCTCCTAGGCTTGGCTGAAGGTTGCCGCTGTATGCCTTCTTCTCTCTGACAAAATCAAAGCGTGAAGCGAGAAAACGCTTGGCGGCAGGCGTTTTCATTCACACTGACAAAGAGAAGGAAAGAAATGACGACGATAGTGAATTTCGATGGAAGCTGTGCGCCGATCAATCCCGGAGGCATGATGGGCATGGGTTTTGTGGTGGCGCATCACGACAACCGACCGGACTGGGAGGCATCGTGGAAAGAAGCAAGGCACCCAAGCAACACTTGCAACGTGGCGGAGATGAAGGCGTTGATTGGATCGCTTCGCTACCTTGTATCAATAGGCTGCAAGGAAGCCATTGTTCGTGGCGACAGCAAGCTGTGCATCAGCTACATGACCGGAGTGTGGCGCTGCAAGAAGGAGCATCTCATGCCTTTGGTTGAAGAAGCGCGAAGATTGTCTAAAGGTATCAAGATCAGTTGGCAGTGGGTGCCGCGAGAGCAAAACGCCCGTGCCGACGCTTTGACCTGAAGGAAGAGCTTGCGGTAAGTCATGCCTGACATATAATCCGCCCAAAGCACTTCCCGCTTGGATTCTCTTTGTTAGGCGTAGCAAACCTTGTCGAGCCAAAGAGAGTCGTTAAGAAAGGCTATGACGTTGGCCACAGCAACGGTCGGAAAGAACATGTGGCACCCATACGCTTCCAGAGTAAGCGTCTGTCTGAAAGAGGGCAGGAAGTGGGCAAACAACTTTACCAGACAGCCTTTGGACACTCGAAGAAAAAGAGTTTGTATCCATTGAGCCGGTGCAAATCCGTAATGATTCTGGCATCCGTTCTGATTTCCGGGGATGGGGGCGGCAGTGGTAGCGCGCTGTATGCAAGCCGGGAAATCCCCTTTGGGGCTGAAACCAACCCTCCTACCTCTTCTTCGTAAGGGGTAGGGGGTTCTTTTGCTGAATTTAAGCGCAGCGCGCACGAAGAGAGGAAAGAGACTTTTTCTTTTTCTTCTTTTTGAAGACAAAAATTCCTTCAACTTTTCGGCAGTCTTTACATGGAAATTTTCACGTAAAGGCAAATTCTGGAAAAAAATTCGCCGCGCCGCAGGTTTCTTGTTCTTCTCTTGTCCATGAAGAGCACGCCGGAACCTCACTTGAAGCCTTCTTCGTTCATGAACAAGACAAGAAGCAAGAATCCTCGGAGATGAAAGTTTGTGGCGCTATCCTTGGGTTGCTTTAAGGCGTTCTCCTAGGCTTTCCGCAAGGTTCTTTCCTAGGCTTTCTTCCTTTTGTGGTTTTATGCTTTCCTAGGAGAAGAACAAACCGATCAATCAAGGCTTTGTTCCCGGAAAGGTTTGCTTGCCGTGTTTCTTCCTTATTGTGGTTGTCACAATTCAAAGCGTCAGCAACAAACCCGAAAGCAAACCATGACCAAACCCACCAAACAAGCCCGTAAAGAGCGCCGCTTATCGTTTGTGAAGTCTCGCGCAACCTTTGGTAAGGCGAAGCGACAAGAACACAAACCATACGCGGAACCGACCACTCCACGCACACCGTTCAAGAACAAGGAATCGTTCTTGCGAACACCCGGAGATCGCCTGTTTACGTCGTGTGGTTTCTGGCACTAAGGAAACAACAATCAAGGAGCTTCGGCTCCTTTTGTTTTGCCCCGCATCCATCCTAGGCAACGTGAAACCCACCGGCACGGGCTTACGATGGCAAATCAGCCGTTTTCTTTGTCTCCTAGGCTGAAGACACTCACAAGAAAATTTAGACGTTTCCGTCCAAGGAAAACAGCCTAGTTGCCATCTCCTAGGCGGGAAACGCATATCCACAAAATTTAGGCTCGTCAGCCTTCCGCCATCCATCCGGCTTTTCCTAGGCGCTGCCCACCTAGGAGTTCCACTTTCCTGAGTTTTCTCGACGTTCCTTGGAAGCGTTCAAGAGAACAAGGAGTGTCGTCGTTCGGAATTTGTTTTTGCTGGAATTTGGAGAGTTGTTCCTAGGAATGCGGGCGCACGCCCGCCCGCGCGTGTATATCACAAAACAACGATTGTCGCAATAGGTTTTGCGTGAAAGCAACAAAAATAAATTTACACATTTTTTTGCGCGCGTGGCGTGTAAAAACGCGCGTTGCAACAAAAAACCTTTACAATAAAACCTGTATCGACAAGGTGCGATGCAAAACTCAACAAAGGAATATCATGTCTCTGAAAATTACCGCTCATAATGGCGACAATGTGACAATCACAAACGGCGCGATTAGCATTGAATGTGCCGCTAAAAATGTAGAATGCGCCGATGTCGGTGCAATTGTCACACCGACCGCTTATATTAAGGGGTTATTTACCAAAAAGGAAAAACAGCAACACGCAAATGCGCAACAAAAGGAAAATAAATATAGTGACGCTTTACAAGGGTTTATTGCCGCCATCAAAGATCGCAACGAACGCGCGCCATCAAAAGACAACGACATTACACTTGGACGCATTGAAAAGGGGCATAAAGGCATTTTGCAAGGGATGTCGATCTTTCCAATTGAAATTATAGAAAATTTGACGCGCGCGCAACAATGCGACAATAAAGGCTCAGATAATTATATCGGCGTGAAAGTAAACCAAAAAATTATTGATTTATTCTATGCAATGGGCGTTGGTTTATTTTCACGTGATACACTTTGCGGATACAGTTATGCAATTTGTGCCAATATCGTACAATTGCAAAAATTGGACTCCTTTAATTTACAGCGTACCATCTCAAGATTTATTGAAGTTGACCAGAACGATTTAGAGGATCACCTTGTTAAAAATTTGCACAATTGTAAGCCGAACACGGCAACCACACAAACCGGCCAAATGCGAGAATTATTCCGTTGGCTCAAATTATGTAATGTTGTAAAGCGTGGTAAAGCAAACAAAATCGAATTGTTGCAAAATGAGCCACATCAAAAAGCGTTTGTTGATTTTGTGGTCAATGGCTTGAACAAATAAATTGTAATTGATTGGCCCTATTGTCACAATTGTGACAATAGGGTTTTTCAATGGGTGAAGTCCTAGAAAAATTGAAAGGTGGGCATGGCCCTCCCTTCCTCGTTCAAGACCCTTCCGGGACTGTCCTTATACCCCTAGGGGCCGGGTGCTTTTCAGCGATGTCCTTATACCCTAGGGCCAGACTTTTTTGAGTCCATCCTTATACCCAAGGATTCAAGCTTCCGCGACTGACTTGTCTTGCGCTTGTCTTGCGCTTGTTGACCGATTGATTTTGACGACCCAAAAGAAAAACCCCTGCCTTGTGAGCAGGGGTTTCCTTTTTGATGGTGGCTTCGCATGAAGCAGCGTTTCCCTTTTACGTCCAAATAGCATGTCAAACAAACCTCGTGGCCCGATCACCACTGTTGCAGGCGCTAACCCTACAACGCCATCATCACGACTGTGGACTGGTTGAGAGATTTTCGACCTTGTGAGCCTTCTCCATTGCCTGACGTAGCGGCCAAGCGCCCAACACAATCCACATGCGTGATGGTCGTCCGATAGTTCCAACATAACGTGGTCGCACAGTTGGCAGCGTCGGACGAAGCACTGTGATGGTGACGCGAATCCAGCGCGTTTACCGGGTACTTCCCGCGTCCAGTTTTCACCGGGACTGTCGTTTGCACCATCATTGAAGCAGTTTGCCAAGCAGGTTCCACAAGTCAGTTTTCCTGTTTCGCTTGCTGGCTGCAAACCAGCACAAACCGCTTCAATGATAGTCCCCGTACTCTCCGGGGTGTCACCACTACATGCACCAATTGGATTGTGGTTATCGTCATCACGGCTGCATGTGCCGCCCCTCGTTAGCTAACTCATCAGGGAATCCTGTTTTTATGGCAGTACGTTGCCAGCCTAGCAGGAGGAATGTTGATGGTGGACGGTGCTGATCTCCGTCCTTCCTCTTTTCAGCGGCATTGACCACGCACACCCGAGGCGTGTTCGCCAAGTAGCATCTGCCCCGCCTACATTGTGCATCAGCCTGCACATTCACCATCATTGAAGGGTTGAACACAGCACGCAGGATTTGGACACCTTCCGACTCGGCACCTGCACACTCGGGCGCTACCCCGAACTTGTCCATTCCATCCCGGCAGCTACTCAGGATCGTAGAGGTCGGCTATCGCCGGTCAACCCTTCAATGATGATCCCCGTCTTTCCGGGGTGTCACCGATCAATCCTTGAAAGTGCATTTCGGTTCGCACTCGCCAGCTTTTAACCGCCGCTGACCTAACCGCCTTTCGGCTGCGTTGATGGCGACAAGGACTCGAACCTTGCCCAACACGATCTTCCGTGTTTCTCTTTCCGCCTCGTGGATCAATTCAAGGTTTCCAGATTCTGGCCCGCTGCGTATCCGGTCACAGCAGGCAGAAAGCTCATCCGGTGAGCTTCACCATCAACCAAGCTGACTGGCGGATTGTCCAAGTCAGCGAACCAACCATTGCAACCCTTGTAACCAACCAGCTTGAGTGATGGCCCCCGATATTTGCCTTGTGGGCACTGCGTCGGGGCGGCGCAGCTTTGCATTGTAGCGTTAGGCCGATTTGCTCTTGGCGATGATGGCTTGAATTTCCATCAGTTGCTCCGGCGACAAGCCCTTCATTTGCTTGAGGAGTTCGCTGCGGACGCTCACTGAGCGATTCGACATCTTGGCGGCTTGCTTTTGGTGAAACGCACCTTCCAAAGCGGCAATGTTCATGTTGTCTAGCATGACTTCCACGACCTCACCGGGGTTGAGCGAGTAATGCTTGGCAAGGTTTTTGAGGCGCGTTTTGTGCGCCTCAGACAGCGGGATCATCTGGCGAAACATGCCTTTCGCTTCGTAATAGTTTTTGGTTTCTTTGTCACTCATTGAAGTTTCCTTGATGTGAATGTGCTGTTGTTACAGCGATGGTTTGCATTATAGAGCAAAAATTATTTGCGCTATACGCTTGAACAGACAATGTTACGCTTGTTTGTCTAAATTGTCACGATAAGTCAGTGATGACGGGGCACTTCTGGCTGTGTCAGTCGAGTAGCACTCTGGACACACGAGGTCGTCTGCGGCAAGCGGGTGAACCGCAACCCACTCGTAATGGCAGTCCAAGCACTCTACCAACGAAGTCGTCCACAGTTCGCGGTCTTTGTTCATGCTTTCTTCCTTGAAAATCCCATAGCCGCCATGTCAAAGTCACCGCTGACTATGTTCTCGCAAAAGCCTTCGGTGCCTTTGATGATGTCCATGCGCTGACGCGAGTGGGTCTTGGTGTGGTTGTTCCACCTGTCGTCGAAGTCGATCACGAGAGCCACGTTGGGGCCGGTTTTCTTGGCCCGCAGTCCGCGACCAATGCGTTGACGCAAAGAGACTTCAGCCTTGCCACCACCAGCAAGAACGACCAGCCCCACCGCTGGTACGTCAACGCCAACGTCGAGAATGGTTGTCCCGATCAGTGCGTCGGTTTGGCCCGTAGAGAGCTTTGCAAGGGCGCTTTTGCGTTCAGCCTGATCGTTTTCTCCCTTTATGAACTCAACACGCACACCAGCGTCTTTTAGGAGCTTTTCTAGCATCTCGCCGTGCCTTGTGTGCTGAATCAGCACCATCGAAGATAGTCCGTAGCTGGAGGCGCGAATGATCTCGTTGACGATGGCTTGGTTGCGCTCCGCGTTGTCCACAATGCCAAGCCGGTACGCTGCTTGCCACGCTGTTGCGGAATACAGCTTGTCTGGCTTCTTTGTCAGTGGCACAAACTTGAAATAGGGCTTTGCCAAAATGCCGCGATCAATCAGCACCTTCTCTGTGACTTTGATGGCAACTGGGCCGGAGCACGCCATCAGTCGCATGTTGGCCTCTTCGTCGTCGCGCATGAACGGGGTGCCGGTCAGCGCCAGCCGGTAATGCGCGTTCTTGCAGTGGCGCAAAATCTCGTAATAGCCATTGCCTGAAGCCTCGTGAGCCTCCTCAAGAATCACAAACTCGAACTTGGACAACAGGCTGATGGTTTGCGCGCGAATCCGATTTTGTTCAAAAGCGCGGCGCTCTGCGATTTTCTTGGCTTCGTTCTTGTTGAAGTGGATGCCTTTTTTCTTGGCAGAGTCGTACAGCTTTTCAAACTCTCGAACGATGTCTCCGACTTCTAAACGACTCACAAGGGTTTGCACCATGCCGACGCACATCTTTTTGATGTAGAACTGACCCGTTTCGTCTGCGTGTCCAAATTGCCCATCGCCCAAGACGGAACATTGCACGCCAAAGTCCTTCTCAAAGGAATCCTTCATTTGGTACATGAGAATGCTACGAGTGGTCAAAAAGAGGGTAGGGCGATTGATGCGTGCAAAGGCAAGACGTGCAATGCGCGTGTTGTGCGTGACAGTGAAATCGCCAAGCATGAACAGGTGATCGCCGTCCAGCTCAAAGCCGTAGTAGTCACCTTCACCAATGGCCTCAACACTCAGCCCGGTGACAAGATGGTCTTTCTTTTGAAGTCTTGCGGGAGCCTTGCGACGCTCAAGACGCACGGGGATTTGATCCAAGTCGCCGCTAATCGTCATGGAGAAGTAGGTGCCGACAGCCCCGTTGTTGCAGCACATCTTTTGACGAACGCTCTTGTAGGCAGCAAAGCCGAGCGAGCGAACAAGGAACAGCATGTCGTCAAACAGCCGCTCTTCCTTCAGCGTGAGATACATGCACTTGCCATCAAAGTAGCCATCCGTGTCGAGAACGCCAGCCAGCAGCGCGAGGCGGTCAGCACGCGAGGCTGTCTTATAGGCGTGCGGGACGAACTTCGCTACGGCCTTCTTGTCGGACGACACGAACCCGAGGTCACGCAGCGCGACCATCAGCGGGTTTGCTTTGCCACCGGTTCTGCCGGAAGTCAGGTAGATTGCAGAGGCTGCGTTTCCAGCCTTCGGGATTGCGTTGCATCTCAAACCCCACGCGGCAGCCTGCTCTTCAAGCATCGAGCGAATTTCATCATCGGCAGTCGTGACGCTCACCGCGCCGTTGATCGAGCCATCGCCAAGAATGACTCCGAGCAGGTATGGGTCAACGGGCAGCGACGCGGCGTGCGCAAACTCCACCCCTGTGCGCCACCCCTTGTGGGTGTGCTTGAAGGTCTTGTTTTGACGAACGTAGTCCTCGACGTTGATGTTAGCAATCTCGCCCTTCGGATACTTTTCACCATCGCGGTTCTTGCCGCGATAGCCTCTGCTGGTCTTCTTGAGTGAAAGAATGTGTGCATCATTCACAACATAGGCATCGCCCTTCGTGGGCGTGACGCGGTAGAGCGGACTGCGGCCTACGCATGTTGACAGAACGGTGCGCGGCGTGCTGTCCGGCCCCATGAGCAGGTCGCCAGTCTGAACGTCCTGCACCATCTTGATGGTGCCGTCGAACATCAGCACCGGAGTGTCCTTGCCCAAGCATTTTCCTCCGCCTGTTGCCACTTGTGCGATGATTTGTCCGTGCTTGACCAAGCGCCGCGATACGTCCATTTGGTAGTCGTATCGCGGGTCTTCCGGGAACTCATCAACCTTTGGGTTTTCAGGGCCAAGTGGCGTTGGCAATGGCTTTGAAACCAAATTGACCGTGTACCCGGCACGACGCAAGCAGGCACCGACGTAATGCACAAACCCTGCCGGAAACACGGCGTTCTTGAAGTCGAAAAACGAAGACCGGCCATCCCAACCGCCTTGCTTGAAAGCGGTGGTACGCTCCGCACCTTCCACCCGATAAGAGAGAATCCGTTGAACTTCCAATTTGACTTCTCTTGTAGGCTCGTACAGTTTTGCATTTACGGCGCTTGAAGCAATAGTGACAACTTTTGACATGGCATTGCCTTAATTTTCAGTATCGGGTAAAGTATAAGTCATCCATGACTTAATTTTCAAAAAAGCGAATGAACAGCAAATTGCAAATTCAAATGTTGCCGCCACAGCAGCTAACCCCAAATCCTTGGAACAGTAATGTGGTGTCGCCAGCCAATGAAGCCAAATTGGAAGAATCTATCAAGCGTCACGGCATGTTCAAGCCGGTAATTGTTCGTGAGATGGAAGATGGATCGCTCCAAATCATTGGCGGTCAGCACCGAGCACAGGCGGCGCAGCGAATGGGCGCTGAAAGCATCCCGGTAGTCAACCTTGGTCGCATCAGCGAAAAGAAAGCCAAGGAAGTTGGCCTGCTGGACAACGGGCGCTACGGTTCCGACAACACCCTTCAGTTGGCTGAATTGCTGGAAGAACTTGGCACGCCAGACGAATTGGCCGTGTTCATGCCGTTTTCCGAAACCGAACTCACCTCCATCTTTTCGTCTGTGAACATTTCGCTGGACGATTTGGACATTGATGGTTCCGACGATGATGACGATGCGGTAATGCCGAAAAGCAAGCCAACGCAAACCCACCAAGTCATGCGGTTCAAGGTGCCAATTGACGACGTGGACGACATCACCGACCTGATCGAAAAGACAATGAAGCAGCAAAAATTCACCGAGTCTGACAGCCTGACCAATGCCGGTGATGCGCTGGTCTTTCTTTTGCAACAGTTGAAAGAAGAAGAATGATGCGGGTGTTTTATCGCAACGAAGACAACTCCATTGGGGCGTTTGACGTTGATGCAGACACCTTCAGCGAGGCAATTGATCTGGTAAAGAAAGAAACCGGCGCAGAGCGTGCCTTGGTTGGCATGAATTGCGGCAAGAAAGACGAGGAAACAAATGAGCCAAAGCAATGACCTGATCGAAATGCGCGACATTGATGATGTCAAGCCTTACCCGCAAAACGCCAAAATTCACGACGCGAAACAGGTCGAGAAAATCGCCAACTCCATTAAGGAATTTGGTTGGCGCGGCAACCCCATCATCATCGACACCGAAGGCGTAATCATTGCCGGTCATGGTCGTCGTCTTGCCGCCATCCGACTGGGTATGAGCAAGGTGCCGGTTGTTGTCGCCAAAGACCTGAGCCAAGAACAGGTAAGGGCACTGCGTTTGTCCGACAACCGCGTTGCCATTTCGGACATCGACTCTGACTTGCTCCAAAAAGAACTGTCCGAGTTGAGCTTTGACCTTGGCGGCATCTTCGACAAAAAGGAGTTGGATTTCCTCAATGCAGACCTTGGCGAAATGAAGATTGATGCCTTTGTGGCTGATTTGGACGCTGAGGTTTCCGCACAGTCGGAAGAAACGGTCAAGAAGATCGAAGAGGCTGACGAGCGCGATGTCAAGATCGACAAGGTTCTTGGTTTCAAGTCCATCAAGGGTAAGAATGAGCGTGTCGTCACCCGCTTTATGGCCGTGATAGAAGCGAAGACGCAAAAGTTTGGCGTGGATGCTTTTGTCGAGTTTTGTGCAACCTACGAGTAAGTCACCTGTGACTGCCAATGTGGCACAATGTTGCCCGTTGGCAGTTGCACACGCCGACAAACCCCTAAGCAGCAAACCAATGAGCATTTACCACATCGACAAGCGTTACCACACGCAGGTGGATCGAACAGACCGCGTGCTTGAGATCGCAGAAGCCTTCGGCCTTGGGCTGGACGACAAGGAGTTTGTCGTGTTTGACAACAACTCCATCGAAGTCCGTCAAGGTGACGTTGTTTACATCACTGGAGAGTCCGGTTCCGGCAAGTCCACTGTGTTGCGCGAGCTTGTCGTCCAAATGAAGACGGAAGGCTTGAATGTCGCGGACATCGACGAGGTGCAGTTTGAGGACAGGCCGCTGATTGACCAGATTGGCAAGTCCACAACAGAAGGCATCGACTTCATGCAGTTGACTGGCGTGAACGATGCCAACATTTGGCTTCGCAAGCCGCAACAGTTGTCCGACGGCCAACGCTACCGCTTTCGTCTTGCCAAGCTGATTGAGTCCGGCGCAAACGTGTGGGTTGCTGACGAATTCCTCGCTGTCTTGGATCGCACAACCGCCGTCAACGTCGCCTTTAACATGCAGAAGGTGGCTCGTCGTGTGGGCGCAACGCTGATCGTTGCCACAACCCACAACGACATGGAGACAGACCTTGCTCCAAGCCTGAAGATTACCAAGCGTTACCGCGAGAAAGTTGAAGTCAAGCGGACGTATGCCAACGCTAGGTCTGGCAGCTTTGGCATGGCGATTGAAGCCTTGCTCCAAGGCGAGCGCGTCACACGTCCAGCGTTGGGCAAAGACGCATGGCTTGCGCTCCAAGTTGGCTCCGAAATCTCACCCGAAAACGCACGCGGCGGCGCTGCAAAAGGTCGCGCTGACGAAGGTGCCGAACTCATTTCCATTCTTCCACACATCGACAAGCACGACTCGTGCGGTTCCATTCTCGTTGGCTGGGTTCCGTCCCAAGCCGACATTTTTGCCCTTGACTGGGTTGTTGTTAGTCAAAACTGAAATCATGTCCGGCCTCTCCATCTTTAACTTCAATTCCAACAGCGTTCGCGTCGTTTTCGATGCCAATGGAGAGCCTTTGTTTGTCGGCAAAGACGTTGCCGCTGTGTTGGGTTATCGCAACCACAACGATGCCATGAACGACCACTGCCGTGGGGTCGCAAAACGCTACCCCATCCTTGACAGCCTTGGGCGCACTCAAGAAGCCCGCGTCCTGACCGAAGCCGACGTGCTGCGCCTGATCGTCAACAGCAAGTTGCCTGCTGCCGAGGCTTTTGAGCGTTGGGTGTTTGAAGAGGTTTTGCCCACCATCCGCAAGACTGGTTCCTACTCTGCTCCCAAGCCGTCGTCTTCTTCTTCTATGGAAGCGTCTGCCGCAACGCTGTGGATGCTGAGTGAGCAAATCGCCAAGGTTCCGGGTGTCAAGCCGGGTATTGCTGCTGCCGCTGCACTGTCCGCCATTCAAGCCAACACCGGGTTGGACATGAGCGAATTCCGCAAGATTCTCCCTGCGGCCACCCACCCCATTTGCTCCATGAACGCGACCAAGGTCGGTGCCGCGCTTGGCAAGACCGCTGCCGCCACCAACGCACTGCTTTGCAAGGCTGGCCTGCAACAGCGCAACGACCGCAACGAGTGGGAGCTGACCAAAGAAGGCGAGAAGTGGGCTGAAGCCCTGCCGTACACCAATCGCGGGCACTCCGGGTATCAAATCCTTTGGAACCCCAGTGTGGTCGATTACATCGCTGGCACCGTGATCGCCGCGTAACCGCGAACAAATCAATAGTCGTTTTTGAGCGCCAAAAGCAATGCCGATCCGCACCCGTCACACCAACAAGGCCATCCGGTACATACGGTGGAATGGTCAACTTTTCACGCGCAACCCGCCGCGCTACAAGGGCCATTTCCGGGTGTTCTACTGGTACAAAGGTGACGCTGGTGCGACTTTGGTAAAGGCAGACATCTACTACCCCAACGGCAAGCTTGCCATGTCTGGCGCGCTCGCACAGAGCCTGCAAAATTTGAAGCAACTGGTGCCAAAGTGCTTGGAACACTTTGAGCTTTTATAGCCACGTCATCCACTGAAAAATCGCGAAACGAACACACCATGCGAACCTACATTGGAACCAAGATCATTCAAGCCGAGCCGTTGGTCAAAAACTACGGCCCACCCGAAACCCACGGACAACCGGGATACAAAGTGGTGTACCCAGACGGTTACACGTCTTGGTCGCCAGCCGCTGCTTTTGAGGAAGCCTACCGCCCCTGTGATGCCATGACATTTGGCTTGGCTATTGAGGCGCTGAAAAAGGGCAAGCGCGTGGCCCGTGCGGGCTGGAATGGCAAAGGTTTGAGCCTTGAACTGCAACGCCCTGATGAACGCAGCAAGATGACGTTGCCGTACATCTTCATGGCTTATCCAGCCACGCCAGCCAGCGATACCGCCCCGCAAAGCCATATCAATGCGCGCGTGCCGTGGCTGGCCTCCCAAACCGACATGCTTGCGGAAGACTGGAAAATTGTGGAGTGACAATGCAACAAACAACCACCATCAAATACTTTGCCTACTCGCACCTGCCGGAGCATCTGCAAGCCGTAAGCAAGCCTATTGGCGATCTAGCAAACATGCTGGAGGCCAACTTGCCGAATGGCCCTGAGAAGTCTGCCGGTATGCGAAAGCTGCTGGAGGCCAAAGATTGCTTTGTGCGAGCCGCGCTTGATGCTCCGAGCAGTGGTCTTTTGGTCGAGCAAAAAACGCCACTTCAAGTTGAAGCGAGCATTGCCGAGGAGCATTACTTCACGGCTTGGCAGGGTGCTCAATTGGCCTACTGGAGCGAAAGCTCTCCATTCAATCCCAAGCCGGAAGAAGGTGAACCAGACCGCGACGGGCCACTTGGCATGTTGATGCTTTGCATCTTGGTGCTTTGCGATGGTCGTGTTGCGATTGGTGAACATGCCTGCGCTGGCCCTGAGTATTTTCAGTATGGGCGCGAACGTGCCCGAGCCAACGCTATCAGCAAGATTGCCACTTGTGCCGATACCGTCAACAAGGATGTCACGTAAGGCACGCAGCATGTCAATCCAAAACAAACGCATCACGCTTGCGAACATCGAAGCGGCCATCGCAAGCGAATACTACTTTACCGCCGCTGATGGTGTTGACGGTGCCGACATTGAGCGTCTTCGCCTGCAAGACAAAACAGCGACGCTCACGTTAGCGCCCATTGCAGAAGAGTCGTCGCTTTGGCAAACGAGCGAGATCGGGCTGCTGCGTCTGCTGACTTTTTGCGTGCTGGTGCTGCACAACGGCACCAAGATTGTCGGCATCAACTACGGCGCAATCGACCCGAACCAGCACGACGCGGAGCGCGGCAAGCAAAAAGCACGCGCGCACGCCATCGACCAAGTGTTTCCCCTGATGGGCTACGAGCTTCGCCAAAAGCTCTACGAGCAACAAGCCTGTAAAACAACATGAAACTCATCATCTTCACCGCGCCATCGTGCCCTCCATGCAAGCAGTTGAAGCCAATCCTTGAGCGCGAGATTGAATTTCGCCTTTTGGACAGCGAACGCATCGACATCCACGACCAAAAAGCGTTTGAAAAGCACAGCGTCACGATTGTGCCGACGGTCATTTGCGTTGACGGCAATGGCAAAGAGATTGGTCGCTTCTCCGGCGGCAAGCCTGCAAGCGTTGTCTCCAGCATTTTTGATGAATGGGGCTTGTGATGTGGACGTTTGAAGCCGCACTTGTGATCGTCTGTCTTGCGCTGGCTGTCGTCGTCATCAAGGCGCTAATTGACGACAATGATGACGATGACGGCGATGGAACAATGGGTGGATACGCATGATTGTTACGGACAATGACTTCGCCTTGATTGAGCGACGCACGGTGCCGCCGAAACATTCGCTGTCACTGTTGCCTGAGATTTACGTGGAGCGAGGCACCAAGGAAGATTGGGACTTGCTGCACGAACTGCATTACAAGGCCGAAAACCTTGGCATTGGGCCGCGCATCTTCCGGTGTGTTTTGCGCGGCCAAACCATAGGCGTTGGCGTGATGACGGTGCCTAAGATGTTGCTTGGCGGGCGCAACGAGCTTTTCACCCACTTGCGACCCAATGTTGAGGGCAAGGACACACGATTGATAAACCGTCGTCGCGCCATTTGGATCAACCGCAATATGTGCGTCAACTCGCGTCTTGTGCTGGATACGGCTTACCGTGGTGCTGGTATCGCCTATCGGATGCAGAACATTATGATGCGGATGACTGGCCTGCGGGTTGTGGAATTCCAGTCGTCGATGTCTAAATTCAACCCATTTGCCTCAAAGGCTGGCATCCGGTTCACCAAGCCAAAACGCTCTACCAGCTACGAGCGCGGCCTGTCTTGGTTCCGGCGTTGGTTTGAATCCATCCCGACCGACTTCGTGGGTGTAATCTCCGAGATTCACACGATGCCCAAGCCGGTGCGTGAGAAGTGCATCTCCGAAATGCGAAAGTTTTACTACGATTCGTCCTCAATGGAAAAGTCTGGCGACAACCGCATGAACGGAACGCGACGGGTAGATGCCTTGCCGGTGGAAAAGCTGTTGAAGAACCTTCAGCAACTGGTGTTTGCCAGCCCGTTGTACGGCGTGTTCATCAACCCGGACTTCGTGCAAGACTACGACAGCGATTTTGACTACTCGACGTTTGATGGCGCTAAGAACATCACCGACGCTTACGACTTTGACAATTTCGATCCAACGGTGCGGGCTAACCTACCAGACCAAATTCCCCTTTTGGCGTTCGAGAACCAAGCCCCTGACGCACCGCTGAACCTTTCTATGTTGAATGTGAAGTGACATGCGACTGACAGACAAACAAATCGAGTTGATTCGGGTCATTGGCCGTAAAAACACCGATGGCTCTTACGCCGACATAGACCAGATTTTGGAGCGACTGAATTACAAAACGTCCAAGCAGTCACTTCAGTTTTCTCTCCGAGCGTTGTCGGAACACGGATTGATTGAGCGCATTCCAAAAGTGAAGCGTCGGAACCAAAGCCGGACGTTGATTGCCTTGACGGCTCTTGGAGAACACTTTGCGGCTGTTCACACTCCGACGCTGAAGTCTTCCATTGTGGAAGTGAATGGCGTTGAAGATATTGACTTCCACATTTGAATGAAAACTTTTCGGAGCCGCCAGCTTTTGACTTGGGACTACTTGGGACTGCCATCACTTACCGCTTATATATTAAGATGGTAAGTAATGTTTCATTCTCTATATACTTATAAGCGATAGCATGGCGGAGTCCCAAGTAGTCCCAAGGAGTCCAAAGTGTTTTTAGAAACAACCATCGTCGGAAATGACTTCATTCCCGGCTCCGAATCAAATGCAGAAATTCACCAACTTTTTGGCTTTCTTGACTCGCCATCTCCAAACTATTGCGAAGATGTTGCGGAATCGCTTTCCGCATTGGAAGTTTGCGGCGTTTATCCATTCACCTTCAAAACCGATGGAGAACGCGGCAAAACAACTTCAAAACGCTGCTTCATTGCGGCGTTCACGTTTGAAGGACGCTTCCACGTCACTGAAGCACAAGAGTCAGAAGCTCTGGCAACAGCGTGCGCGGTTTGGTTTGTCGCGGGACAAAAGTCAGCGGTGACTTGACATCAATATGAAACCGGAATACAGTTGGCCCGCTGATTTCGGTTTTTCTCCAATGGGCGCTACCTTCGCGCCCTTTTTTTCGTCTTCAAAAACCGCTTTCCAGAGCTTTAGCATGAGCAAAAAGACCGCCAAAACCACCAGTGATACCGATGACGCACCCAGCAGCGGTGGCGAGGTTAAGACTGTAAAGAAGCGACCAACGCCACGCGCATGGAAGAAAGCAGAAACCATGTGGGCCTCTGGAACCACGAACGTGGTGGAGATTTGCGACATGCTTGGTGTGACCCGTCAAGTGGTGTGGCAACACATGCGGGACAAGGGCATCAAGCGCGGACAAAACGCCGACATTCACGCGCAAAAGCTGAAAGAAGAACTGGACAAGACACTCGCGGAAGATGCCAGCGTTGCGGCCACGCGCGCCCGCGAAACGAAGGAAGAACACTACAAGATGGCTTCCGGTCTTGCCAAATTGGCTTGGACGGAAATCTTGCAGGCAAAGGCCAATGGTACGCCTCTTGCCGCTGCCACCAACAACCTCAAAGCCATCGACACAGCCATGAATGTTCTCTCCAAGGCGCGCGTTGAGCGTTGGACGATCCTTGGCTTGGACAAGGAAAAGCGCGGTGGCGAAGACATCCTGCCAGAACTTGTTGTGTCTGAACTCACTGCGGAACAAGTTGACGCGCTTCGTAACAAGCAGTTTGTTGGCCTTGACGATGACGAAATTGCGGAACTGGAAGAGTTTGGCGCTGGTGTTGGCAGCGACCCAGTTGGCGACGATGACGGCAACGACGACATTGCAGAGGAGGACTGACGATGGGTGCGGTTGGTCTTTCTTTGCATCCGCGACAGATGGAAGTGTTCAAATCCAAGGCCCGCTTTCGCGTCGTGGTTGCGGGTCGCAGATGGGGCAAATGCCTCAGTGCTGGAACAATGATCTCTATGGGTGACGGAACACAAAAACGGGTCGAGTTGATTCGGCCCGGTGATTTGGTTCAAACCATCAATGAAGATACCTATGCGTTGGAGATCAAGCCTGTTCAACACTTGCTTGATAATGGCATAAAGGAAACTCTTGTCATAACAACAAAGTCAGGCAAGAGACTGAGTGTTACGCCTAACCATCCGCTGCTTGCAAACAACGTATGGACGGAGGCGCAGCATTTGAAGGTTGGTGATTTGGTCGCTGTGCCAAAGACCGCCGACCACAAATACGGATACTTGCCAGTATCTTGTGGCGATTTTGGCAAGCATCTCAAGCCACAGTTTGTTTCGCAGAGTGAACACGCAAAACTGTGGCTTGAGATGAAGATTTGGGGTCTTCTTTCGCCTGATCGTATCAGCACCACAAGTTATGAAAAGCTGCGTCGGTATAGCGACGGGTTCTTTGACCCGATTGCGGATGGTGATTTTGCTTGGGATGAGATCGCCTTTATCGAAAGTGGTGGCGAGCATCAGACTTACGACATGTCCATTGGAGACAATCACAACTTCATTGCCAACGGCATCGTTACGCACAACACACAGCTCTCTAAGGTGCTGATGATTACGCGCGCCAAAATGCCAAAGCGCAAGATTTGGTACGTCGCACCTACCTATCGAATGGCAAAGCAAATCATGTGGTCGGATTTGCTGGATGCCATTCCAAAACAATGGATTAAAAAAATCAACGAAACGACATTGGCTATAACGCTGGTCAATAACTCCAAAATTGAGTTGAAAGGCGCTGATAAGGCAGACTCATTGCGGGGCGTTGGTTTGCATTTTCTTGTTTTGGACGAGTTTCAAGATATGGCCGCCGAAACTTGGACGCAGGTACTTCGGCCAACTTTGGCAGATACAGGCGGTGATGCTATTTTTATTGGCACCCCAAAAAGTTATAACCATTTGTATAAACTTTATAGCCACGGTCAAAACCCCAAACAAATCTCGTCAAAGCAGTGGGAGTCGTGGCAATTTCCAACTATCACGTCACCATTCATCCCGGTTGCGGAAATAGAAGCGGCTCGCGCGGACATGGACGCAAAGTCGTTCGCTCAGGAATTTGAGGCTTCTTTTGAAACGATGTCCGGTCGTGTGTATTACGCCTTTGATCGGAAGAAACACATTGGCAATTTCCCATTTAATCCCAATCTGCCAATTTGGGTTGGCATGGACTTCAACATTGATCCAATGTCGGCTGTCATCTTTCAACCGCAGCCCAATGGCGAGTTGTGGGCCGTGGATGAAATTGTCTTGTTTGGCTCGAACACGGAAGAGGTCTGCAAAGAGCTAGATCGCAAGTATTGGCGGCAACAGCACCAAATCACCATCTATCCAGACCCTGCCGGTGGTCAGCGTCAGCACGCGCGCGGCGAAACGGACTTGGACATTCTTCGTGAAAACGGCTTCAAGAAGATCAAGTACCGCCGCAAACATCCCGCCATTGCAGACCGTGTGAACGCCGTGAACCGTCTGTTGTGTGCTGCTGATGGAACAGTGCGGATGCGCGTTGATTTGAAGTGCAAGCACATTATCAACTCCTTGGAGCAGACGATTTACAAACCCGGCTCTCGGGATGTTGACAAGGATGCCGGGATCGAACACAGCGCCGACGCTGCTGGTTATTGCATTGAATTGGAGTACCCAGTGCGTAAAGTGGAAATTGGTGGATTGTCATTGTGACGGATTGCAAATCAGTCACCAATGACTTATAGTTGGAAAATTATGAGCGTTTTGAAACCCGGACAAATTGGATTTATCGACCCGCAGGAGGCATCCGCAGGGTTGGCAACTGCCTCCCCGCAGACCGACGAGCAAAAGCGTCTCAAGGCACTTATTTCGCGTCGTCATCCAGAATACGAAGACAACGTAAAGCACTGGGATTTCCTCGAAGACACCTATGAAGGCGGTCGTGAGTGGTTCAACGAAAACATCTTTCGCTACATCAAAGAAGGCGACAAGGAATTCGGGGATCGCGTCAATCGCGCCTACCGCTTCAACCACAGCCGGGAAGTTGTTGACCTCATCAACAAGTACCTTTTCAAGCAGTCCATCTCACGCAATGAAGAAGACGCTCCAAACAGCGTCAAAGCGTTTTGGAAGAACGCCGCCAAGAACGGCATGTCCATCAAAGACCTGATGCGTCAGGTTAGCAAGAAAACATCAATGGTGGGCCGTGTCGGCGTGGTTATCGACAACACCGCGTCCTCTTCTGGCGTGCTGTCCAAAGCAGATGAAAAAGCCGCTGGTGTTCGCACGTATGCCTACATCGTCGGGCCAGAACAATTGCTGGACTACTCGTTTGACGAGCGTGGCTCCTTGAACTGGGTTTTGATTCGGGAGTGCGTCCGCGACGATGCTGACCCCATGACCTCCAGCGGCGAAGAGATTGACCGTTACCGGCTGTGGACAAAGACAGACTGGAAGCTGTACGAGGAGCGCAAGCAAGGTCGCCGCAAGGTTGTGGTGCTGATTGACCAAGGCGAACACAATCTTGGCGAGCCTCCAGTGGTTTTGGCCGACAACACCATTGCGGACGAAGAATACTGCGCCACGGCCCTGATTGACGACATCGCCTACCTCGACCGCGCGGTAGCAAACTACTTGTCCAACTTGGATGCCATTATTCAAGACCAGACGTTTAGTCAGTTGGCAATGCCAGCGCAAAACATGCTGCCCGGTGAAGACAACTACACCAAGATGGTCGAAATGGGCACCAATCGCATTTTTCTCTACGACGGTGAAGGCGGCGCAAAGCCGTTCTATCTGTCACCTGACCCGCGTCAGGCAGAGCTTATTCTTGCCGCGATCAACAAGATCATTGGCGAGATTTACCACACGGTTGGCCTTGCTGGTGAGCGCACCAAGCAAGACAATGCCGTCGGTATCGACAACTCCAGTGGCGTTGCAAAAGCCTACGACTTTGAGCGAGTGAACGCGCTGTTGTCGGCCAAAGCAGACAGCCTTGAAGTTGTCGAAAACAAGGTCGCGCGCATCGTTGCAAAATGGAACGGCGAAGAGATCGCGGAAGACGTGACGCTCATCAGCTACCCGGACAACTTCGATACTCGCGGCCTGTATGATGAGTTTGACATTTCGGCACGCCTGATGTTGGTGGAAGCTCCCAAGTCCGCGCGTCGAGAGCAAATGCGCTCGTTGCTGGACAAGCTGTTCCCGCAGCTTGCCAAGGACATCCGAACCAAAATGGAATCGGAACTCAAAGACTGGCCGATTGACCCCATTGAAGAGGCAGTGAAGTTGCCTCAAATCAACGGCGGCAATGCCAATGGCTCTGTTCCCGTTCAGCGCGGCGGTGCGACACCGGCCAAAAAGCCAAGTCACGACAACCGCCAAGGCCAAGTGACCAAAGCCTCAACTTAACCCCAAGCAGCCAACCAAGTGAACGGTTGGCTTTTTCAAAACCGATGACCAAGTGAACGGTCGATAGGAAATCTCATGTTTGTAACTCGCAATGTTCGTTTGAAGTACCTGGCTCCGGCAGGTGAAGGCAATGACCTTGGCGGCAACGCCGACGGCCAACAATCCACCAACACCGGCAAGACCGACAATCAGCCGCCCACCGATACCGGCGCTGCTGGCACCACTGCTGGCGCTGCCGATGCCAACAAGGGCGATCCCGGCCAGTCTCGCAAGCCTTCCGACGAGGAAGCTCGTCTGCTGAAGGAGAACATGAAGAAGAAGGAAGAACTCCGCAAGGCCCAAGAAGAGCTTGTCGGCCTTCGCAAACAGTTTGAAGGCATCGACCCGGAAGTTGTGCGCCAGATGATCGCGCAGCAAAAAGACGCTGAAACCAAGGCACTTGAAGCCAAGGGCGACTATGAGCGTCTGAAGCAACGCATGGCCGAAGAACACAGCAAGGAAATCAATGCGCTCAAGCTCAAGGCGGAAGAGCAGCAGAACGAAGTCAAGAAGCTGAACGCCGTTATCAACGACCTGACCGTGGGCACCCAATTCAGCCAATCGCAATTCATTGCCAGCGAATTGACCCTGCCGCCCGCCAAGGCCCGCGTCATTTACGGCGACTACTTTGACGTTCAAGACGGCAAGGTGGTGGGCTACGACAAACCTCGCGGCGCTGCAAACCGCACGGCGCTGGTTGACCAGTACGGCTCCCCCATTCCGTTTGATGCAGCGATGCAAAAGATCATCGACGCTGACCCGGAAAAAGATCATCTGGTGAAAAGCAAGGTGCGTCCCGGTGCCAATTCTGACTCCCGTCGCCCCAGTACCTCTTTGCCCAAAGGCGATGAAAACGTTACTGGTGTCAACAAGATTGCCGCTGGCCTGAAGGCTTTGCGTCCCTAATTCTTGTTTGATAATAAGTCACCGATGACTTGTCATATTCTGACGAATATGTTAGATTCCGAGCATCGGTGGCTTAGAGCGACTTAGGCCGAAGTAACGATTTTCCAAATCTTGAAAAGGACTATTTATGCCTTTGCTGCGTGTAGAAGCTGAAAAGCTGTCGAACAACACTTTGATTAGTGGCGTGATCGACGAAATCATTGAGCGTGACGACCTGTTCTCGGTTCTGCCGTTTTCGCAAGTCAACTCCAAGGCTTACGTGTACGACCGCGAAACCACTCTTGGTAGCGCCGACTGGCTTGACCCCAACGATCCGGTGAACGAAAGCGCCGCTACCTTCACCGAAGTGGTCGCCAAGCTGCGTATCCTTGCCGGTGATGTGGACGTGGACAAGTTCCTGCAAACCACGATGGGCGACACCAACGACCAGATGGCGATTCAGATTGCGAAGAAAGCCAAGGCCGTTGCTCGTGAATTTCATCGCACTCTTGCCAATGGCGACTCTAATGTCAACGCCAAGCAGTTTGACGGTCTGCGTAAGCTGGCCGACTCCGCACAGGCGTTCTCAGGCACTGTTGGCGGTAGCCAATTGGTAAACGGTGGTGTCAACGGCAATGCTCTGACCCTGACCATGCTGGACGAACTGTGTGACGCTGTGCCGCAAGGCGCTGACGTTCTCGTGATGCGCCGGGGCACCATCCGCGCCTACCGTGCGTTGCTGCGTGCGACCTACGGCACCGATGCCATCATGCAACAGTTGGAAAACTTTGGTCGCCCGATGCTGACCCATAACGGCATCCCGATCATCATGAACGAGTTTTTGGCCGGTAACGAAACTCAAGGCTCCAACGCCAACACCTGCTCCGTTTACGCCCTGCGCCTGAACGAAGTGGACGGCCTGCACGGCCTGTACGGCGGTGACAATGCTGGCCTGGTGGTTGAAAACATCGGCACGGTGCAAAACAAGGACGCGAACCGTCTGCGTGTGAAGTGGTATTGCGGTCTGGCCCTGAAGTCCACCCGCAGCATTGCTCGTTTGGGCGGTGTGACCAACATCTAAAGCTCGTGGCATAAGTCACGAGTGATAGAATGAAGGCGGGTTCAAAAGGCCCGCCTTTTTTGTTTGGATCAGCGGCGAAGTTGGAGAGTCGCGGCAGACTGTAAATCTGTTCTCCTTCGGGAGTAGTAGGTTCGATTCCTTCCTGATCCACCATAAAAGGAATGAAAAATGAAACTTCGATTGACTGCTCCGGGTTTTGAAACCTACACAGGGCAAATGGGTGCCGTGTTTTTTGAGGACGGCCTGTCAACCGACAATGTGCTAACCATTGATGCGCTTCGCATCGCTGGCACCATCGGGGCCGAGTGGGAAGACGGCAGTCCCGCCAACATCAGCCAAATCTACCTGAATGCAATGAACACTCCGGCCCCAGTCGCTTCGGAGCAGGACGTTTCCGACGTTTTGGTGAGCAACCTTGCCGAAGCTCCGAAGGTTCAGACGTACACGGAAGACCAGCTTGCGGACATTGCCGATAAAGAAGGCATCAGCGGTTTGCGTGCGATTGCCGACCCTATGGGTGTCAAAGGCCAATCCATTCGCGTTCTGATTGACGGCATTTTGAAGGCCACCGGCACGCAGAAAGTCGAGTAAGCAATGGACATCTACTTGGCTGGAACGCCGGTAACGCTGACGTTGCCGCTGCTGGACAAGGCGGGCAACACCATTGAGGCCAGCGCCGTCAAATACCGAGTCCTGAAAAACGACACCGTTGAGCTTCAAGCCTTGACGGCGGTTGACACCTTTGAGCCTGATGTTGGCATGTCAGAGGTCGAAGTGACGGTTTCAGCCGAGTTAAATGCCGTTGCTGCGCTTGATCCAATGTCGCTCACGTCGGCACAGATTGACTCTGTGAACCCGCGTGAGTCCCGGACGGTGGAGTTGTACCTGACGGTCGGCTCCAACACCATTTTGCTGTCGCACAGCTACATCATTGAGCCGACCAATGTTCTGATTGTTGGACTCAATACCTTTCAGACGTTGGCCCAAGCGGAAATGACGAGTCTGGAAGTTCCCGGTCTTGACCGATGGAACGCGGCAACGTCGTTTGCCAAAACCGCTGCGCTTGTAGAGGCGCGGATCAACATTTGCCAGCTTCGCTTCACGTTGTTGAACTCCAACATCAACTGGGGCCAAGACAACCTGAATTTCATCCCGGAAGGTCAGTACCAGACACCCTACGCTGGTCAAGCCATGTTCATGTTCAACGGCAACTTGAGCCTGATGACCCCGGCGCAATACAGCAAGTTGCCTCCGCGCTTCAAGGTCGCGCTGTGCAAGGCGCAAGTGGCCCATGCCGACTCGCTTTTGGGTGGTGGTGAATCCATTGACCAAAAGCGGCAAGAAGGTTTGATGCTGGACACCATTGGCGAAACGAAGCAGATGTACCGCGCATCCAAGCCCATCGACTTGCCCGTAAGCAAACGGGCGCTGAAGTACCTAAGCCCGTTCGTTACGTTTGCCAAGCACATTGGGCGAGGGTGACATGATCTTTGATGATTTGGCAGCGCAAATTGAGCAGGATTACGAACTCCTGCTGTTTGCCCTGAATGGCCGCTACCAGCAGTTTCGGGCACCCGGCACAGCGGTTACGCCATTGGCGGTATCGACGCTGGAAGCTGACGCGCGGCGACTGGTTTACACGTTCACGACCAACGTCGGCGACAAGCTGGAACGCTACGCTTGGGACTTGAAAGAAGGACTGACGGACGGCGCTCAAGCCAGCATTGCCATGCGTTTCTGGTCGATCAGCAATTTGATTGCGGACATTTTGGCGGACAACCTTCGCCAAGTGTCAAAAATGACTAGAACGGGCATGACAAGCGTTGCCGACATGCTTCGCGGATCAACTGGTGCCATTGGCAACCTAGTGCAGCGCAAGGTTGGACAAATTCAGTTTCGCGCCAGTGACACCGCAGGGCGGAATTGGTCGGCCAAAGTCTTGTTCAAAACCGTTGTGCGTGACTTCGCCTACCAATCGTGGTTGGATGCGGAGATGGACAAATACATGAGCGCCGGTCACGACCTGATGCAAACGTCAAAAGGTGACGTGTTTTCGCTGTTGGGCACTGAAGGACATTCGTACATTGGCGACGTTCGGCACAAATTTTTTCACCCCAACTCGCACAACATCATGGTGCCGCATGTTTCGTCCTAATTTGTCCTGTGTGGTCTATACCAATCTGAGTAACGACATCTATGGCAAGCCATCGTTGTCGGGCGCAGTCAACGAACGCTGCGCCATCGTTTCCAAAACCCTGTCTTCGGTGAAGTCCACACTTCGAGCCGACACTTCCGCATCGCGTGGCAATGCGCGCGAAGCTCATGCGGATGTTCACATTTTGCTGACGGCCAACACAAAGGCAAAGATCAACGATGTGATCGAAGTGTCCGGCACAAAAATCCAAGTGACAAAAATGGAAGAGCGCCGTTCTCTTTTGGGGCGAGTCGATCACTACGAAGCAATTGGAATCTACTGGAGCAGTCAATGAATCTCATTCCATTTGCTGACATTCTTCAAGACGATGGTCTTGGCATTCAAGGTCAAGACATTTTCATTTTTATGATTCCAATGGAGGCGACGCGAGGCTTGCTGTTGCGAAACAAGCTGCGCGGAACGCACATTGATTACGAGTTGCCGGGGTTTCACAAGACCTTCTTCCAATTGATTGCCCGCGCTCCGGCGTACCAAGAATGCGAGCAATTGATTGAGTCTGCCGTTGTGTCGCTGACCATGATGGAAAAACAATTGCCGGGAATGTACGTTCGTTACTGTCGCCCCAAGACCATGCCAGTTGCCTTCCCGTTGTCGGACGGGAACCTGATTGAGTTTGGCGTGGATTTTGAAATCGCTTTTGACGTTACCAAATGAGTCTCAAAACTTCCGGCATCAAAGAATTGCGGCTCAAGTTGGCGCGGTTGGCAAATGTGCCGGTTGTCGCCAATGAAGAGCTTGGTCGCTTGGCGCTGGAGATGCGTAACCGTGCCCGCGAAATGGCCCCGGTTGATGTGGGCAATCTCGAAAAGTCCATCAAATACGCTTACCGTGGCACGCAAGGCGCTGGCGGTCGGTTCGTAAAAGGTGGTGGCTCCTACGAGGTGTTTATTGACGGATCAATGCCGGTGCCCGAACGCGACGGCAAGACCGTTGGCGATTACGCTTGGGAAATGCACGAGCATCTTGCCCCGTTTGGCGCGTACAAACTTGGCCCAAAGTCACTTCAAAAAGACGGCGGGCGAGGCATTGTTGGTGGCAAGTTTCTCGAAAGGGCCGGTGAAGAAATGCGCGCCAAGATTCGAGCGGAATTGGCAACGGTGATTACTCGCTATATCAATTCTCTGGACAAGTAAAGTCTCATCTGGTATTCTCGATAAGTCATTCGTGACTGATTCACAGTCATCAAACACAGGAGTTATAAATGGCAAGCGACACCAAAAACGTGAAAATTGGAGTCTGCAAGATTTTCCTCGATGGCGTTGATCTTGGTTTCACCAAGGGCGGTGTCGAGGTGTCCGTGCAGACCGAAACTCACAAAGTCCAAATTGACCAATTTGGCAAAACCCCCATCAACGAATACATCATGGGCCGTTCGGTGAACATCAAGGTTCCGCTGGCCGAAACCACGCTGGAAAACTTGGCCGCAACCATGCCGGGTGCGACGCTGGTACGAGGCGCGAACAACATTCCGACCCGCGTTGATGTGCCGGTGGGCGTGGGGCAAAACCTGCTGGACTTTGCCAAGCCGCTGACCCTGCACCCCATTGGCAAGGCCGACGGTGACACCAGTGAAGACTTTGTGGTGCCGCTGGCCGCTACCGCTGGCGCTCTGAGTTTCGCCTACAAGCTGGAAGACGAGCGCGTGTTTAACGTGGAATTCAACGGCTACCCGGATTCCAACGGCAAACTGTTTTCGGTGGGCACTCAAGCAGCCGTTGCCCCCTGATTTGAAAGTCGGCCAAGCCCCGTCTGACGGGGCTTTCTTTGACAAGGAGAAAACATGAAGATTTTGAACATCGACAAGCTGGCTAAAAAAGAAGGCCGCGAAGTTGTTTTGTTTGGCAAGGCACACGTCGTCAACGGCATGACCGTTGAAAACTTCATTGAAACCACCACCGTTGCAGAACAACTGGAGAACGAACCGTCTCTGGTGAAGCAGGTTCAGGCGACCGTGGACATGGTTCTTCGCAGCGTTCCGACTGTGGAGCGCAAAGACTTGGAAATGCTTGAATTGGAACAACTGCAAGCGATTGTGTCCTTCATTCGCGGCGATGCGGTCGATGGCGTGGAAGTGCGTCAGCAAGACGAGCAAGAAGGCACTCAAAAAAAGTAACCGACAAGGGCATTGAGGAACTTGATTTTGGGTTTCTCTTTTGTCGCGTTATGCACTTCTATTCGATGTCCTATGAGGGAACGATGAAGCTCCCGATTAGGACATTTTGGTTGATGAGCGACAACATCGACCGAATTTCCGCCCAAGGTGATGTCCGGGCATTGACGGTTGCGGTGTGCGGCCAAGGTGGAGAACCAGCGACAAGACTAAGGGAGAGTCTTGTGGTTGAAATCGGCCAAGTGGTGAAGCTGAGAGAAGACCCAACAAACGCGGCGCGCGACGAAGAGGGCTTCCACGAGCTAAAGATGATGGCGCAAGGCTTCTGATTGGTGGCACAACATGACCAGTGATATTCGCAACGTCCTTTCGCTGGACGTAACCAAGTTTGATACTGCGGTGAACAGCGCAACAGCCAAGCTGGACACGCTTGATCGCAGTTTGTCTGCCGCTGGCACGGTCGCTGCGAATCTCGACAAGACAATTGGCGGTCTTGCTTCTGGCTTGGACAGCATCACCAGCAAATTCAAGATGCTTGGCGATACCGTCACTGCAATGACGGCAAAAATGGCCGGAATCGCAAACGGTGTTGCCAGTGTGGAGAAACGCACCAGCAATGCCGCGTCCGGCATAGACAAGTTGGGCAGCGCCACAAAGAAGCTGACGGGTGTCAACGCCGAAGCGTGGCTGAAAAAGTACGCCGACAATGTTGAAAACCTTGCTCCGGCCATCAAGAGCGCGGTTCAGTCTATTGTCTCGTTTGACCAAGCCAGCATTGCATCTGCCATCAAAAGCGAGTCCGCCGTCAAGCGAACCACCAACGCCAGAGTGCGTGCGCTGGAATCCGAAAAGTCGCTGAACGAAAAGGCGATAGCGGAACGCAAGCGCGTGGTTGACGAGTTAATCAAGGTGGAGCAGGCCGGTCAACGCATTGGCGGTTTTGCCTCTTACGTCCCGGTCAAGCGCAAGGACAAAAACCCCGACAGCCAAACATTTGGCACGATGGTCAACACTGGTGAAAGCCGCCTTGTGTTGCGTGACGCTGCGGGCAAGATGGTTAAGCGTGGCGGTGAAGAAGAGCAATATGCGCTTGCTGCACTTGCTGCCAAACAAGAGCGCGAAGCTGTCGAGTCTGTCGTCAAAGAGTTGAAGTGGCGCAATGGGCAAATCAAGGAGTCCATTCGCCTTTTGGGCAAAGAAGCAGAGGCGATTGCGAAAAAGACCGCTGCGGAACGTGAAGCCAAAAGGGTAGCGCAAGAAAACGAGCGTCGTGCCAAGGCGGACAAGAAAAACAAGGCTGCTGCCGAGTCCATTGTTGCCGAAAAAACCATCGGGCTGAACAAGCAGGACTACATCAAGTGGTGGAATGAAAACACCAAAGAGCTTGGTGCAAAGCAGGCTGAATACAACCGGCAAGTTGCCATCAATGGCGACGCAATGAGGAGCATGTTCCTGAAGCAGCGCGAAGCTGTGATGGAGCATGAAAAGGCGCTTCAGGCTTCTCAACAGCGCATTGGCAAACTGGCGAAGAAGATTGTCGAAACCAACACGGTTGGACTCGACAAAAAGGATTACGTCAAGTGGTGGAGCAAGACCGGCCTTCCGCAAGTTGAAGACGGGGAAAGACGCGCTCAAAAGGACAAGATTGACGGCATCAACAACCTTATCAAGTTGCGCCGTCAACAGGCTAAAGAAGAAGAGCAACTGGCCGCGCAGGAACACTCGCGCAAGCTGGCTTCGATCAATGCGCTTATCAAGCTGCGAAACCAAGAGGCAGAGGAAAAGTTGCGCGCTGAAAAGGAGCAACAGCGCCAGCATCTTGAATCGCTGAACGCCCGGATCAAGCTGACCCAACAACGCGCCAAGGAAGAAGCTGAGGCCGAACGGCAACTCGCCGCAGAGCGCAAACGCGCCTCGAACGAAGCGATCCGCGAAGCACGTCTGTTGGCGGCAGAGCGCAAGCGGGCAACGAAAGAAGCCGCTGACTACGAACGTCAGCAAGCCAAAGACATTGCCGATATGTGGAAAGGCATGGCGGGGCTGTGGGCGGCTTCCAAGATTGGCGGCGGGATGATGTCGTCTGTTACCGCTGCCGACGAGCGTCAACGCATTGAAGGTCGGTACACGGCCCTTAACATGGGTGGGCCTGAAGGCGTGCGAAAGTCGATTGAAGGCGCGGAGTCGGTTGTCAAAGCGGCCCCGAACTACTCGACGACCGAAGCCATGAAGATTTACATGGCAACGCAGGCGGGTATGGCAAGGCCAGATCACGAGGCTTTGAACGCCATCGTGCCTGAAATCGCCAAGATGATGGCGGTTCTTCAGCGTTTGTTCCCACAGCAGGGCCACAACACTGAAAACCTTGGCCGCAACATGGTGGGTATCTTTGAAACCCTTGGCATCACGCACGATCTGCCAAAGATGCTTCAGTCTTTGGATGTGGTTTACCGTTCGCTGCTGAGTACCCAAGGCAAGATGACAGAAGCGGACATCGAAACGATGTTCCGTAAGTCTGGCCTTGGTAACACCGTCAACAGGAACCCGGAGTCGATCTATTGGGACACCGCTGTCGCCTCGCAAATGAAGGTGATGGGCGGCAACAGTGGCGGTGCCGGTGGTGTGTCCACGTTCGGCACAATGAACAAGATGGCGCTCAAGCGCGCTCTTGGCGGTACGCGAGAAACTTTGAGCGCCACCCAAAACCTGATTGATTTTGGCGTGATTGACCGCGATGAGTTTTTGAAGGCCAACCCCAACGGCGTGACCCGCAATTATCGCCCCGTCGCTTGGAAAGACTCGGAAGCCGCTATCGACTCGCCAATTCCGTACTTGATGAACATTGTCAATGACGTGAAGCGCCAACTTGCGGAGGGCGGTGAGAAAACAAAGCCGTTCACCAAAGGTCTTGACGTTACCGACGACCGTGAACTGAGCAAGGCGTTTCTCAAGTGGGTTGACCAGTCTATTGGCAACACCAGCGTGGGTGAGCAGTTGAAGATGCTGGCACCCAAGGACGTGCAAGAGCGTATCGTTGCCGAAGTTGACGTTGCGAAAAACGCCAAGTCGTACAGCGAGACCTACGACAAGGAAATGGAGTCGTATGAGTTGAAGGTGGATGCCTTCAATGCTCGATTGGACGACTTGAAGGTGACTGTCGGCAACGGGCTAATTCCGCCATTTACCAAGCTGATTGAAGTTGTCACTTCTTTCGTAAAGGCAACGGATTCGTTTGGCAAAGACAATCCACTGGCGTTGCAATTGACGGTCGCTGGCGTTGCTGCTGGCGGCTTGGTGATTGCACTCAAGAGCATGGCTGCCGTTATGGGTATGCCGGGGAAAATGGCATCGCTGGTTGCGGCAATGGTTCCCGCATTGCAACGCTCCGGCGCAGCAACGGCAATGGCCCAAAAGTCCTTCTGGACGCTTGGCGCTACCATTGATGCTGTCAATGGTTACTGGGCCGGTTTTGCCTCGACCATTCGCACGGTTGTGGCCGGCGCAATGATGGGCGTTTCTTCCGGCGCAATGACTGCCGGTGCTGGCGTTAAGCTGCTCGGAACAACGGTTTCGGCCACCGCCATGTTGATTGGCAAGTCTTTCTTGCGGATGATCCCTCTCGTGGGTCAGTTGCTGTTGGCTTGGGACATGATTAGCTTGGCTGCGAACATTGAAGTCGGCGGCAAGAAGATCAAAGACTGGCTGCTTGGCTGGATGGAGGATTTGGGCCAATGGTGGGAGTTGGCGTGGCTCAAGATCAAGCGTGCGGCATTTAGTGCTTTGGCGCTTGAAGGTATCGACCTTGACGCGACAGGCAAGTGGATCAAGGACAAATTCAACGAGGTCGGGGCATTCCTGAGTGACAAGTGGAAAAGCGTCAAAAACAGCGCGATTGATGCGTTCACGTTCGATGGTAACTTTCTTGAAACGGCCAAGAACGCTTTGTTCGATTGGGGCCGGACGGTGGTTGAGTGGTTCAAGCTCAAATTCCAATCGCTCAAGAACACCATCAGCGATGTCATGTCGTGGAGTCCGCAAGAAGCGATTGCCGATCTTGACAAAAAAATTGCCACTCTTGAAAGCAAGCGCGCCGCTGGCAACGCACCACCTCCGGCACCGCCAAAGCCTGCCGCAGTGGTGCCGCCCAAGCCCGGTGGCAAACTTGGCGACACGATCATTGGCGACATGCCAAAAGACGGCTACCCGTCAATCAAAGACATCGGCAAGAAGAACAAAGGTGACGGCAACCACCGCGAGATGGAAAACGCCTTTGCTCGCCAGTTTTACTCTGCCGACACCAAGGCCGAAATTGAACGCCTGAAGCTGGACGCTGTAACGTCTGGCGAATCCACGTTCATGGAGCAGGCGCGTCAAACCGTCATCAAGATGTGGGCGGGTGGCGACCTTGACGACGGCAAAGACCCGGCGAAGCGCAAGTTTTTGACGGGTGCGAAGTACGACAGCAAAGGCGTTGCGACCGTCAACGGTAAAAAGTACGACCCCATGAATCCGTGGGGCGTTGCACAGATGGATTGGAACGCCAGCGTTTCTGTCGGCAAAGACGAAAACGGCAACGACGTTTCCAAGAACCTTAGCGACCTTCAACGTGAGATCGCCAAGCGTCTTGAGCTTGTGGCGGCAGTTAAAGGCGTTGCGTTTGCCAAAGAGCGAGAAGTTTCGCTGAACGACGAGCTTGGTCAGTCCATCAACGAGATGACCGGCAAGACCGGCGTACACACAGATGCCATGAAGGCGCTGGTGCGCGAATTTGATCGAATGGAGGCAAGAACTCCGGGGTTGAAGGCGAACCAAGACTTTCAAGACAGTCGCGTGCTGGCTACCGCTATGCGCGCTGGCATCGACTATGCCAACACCGCTACTGACCTGAAGCAAAAGACGCAAGAGCTTGACGGTCAAAACCTGACAACGGAGCGTGAGCGCACTCAAGCGGCTGTTGATGCCAAATTCAACGCCGAGAAGAAGAAGGTTTTGGCTGTTCAAGCGTCGCTTGAGGCGCAAATCAACCTGCTGCAAAGCAAGGGTCTTACCGAGACGGCGGAGTACGAGCGTCTGGTCGAGGCACGCAAGCAAGGTGAGGACAACTTCACCAACTACCTGAAGGCGATTGAGAAGGAGCGTGAGCGTGCGCTGATGACTCCTATCCAGCGCATGATGGAAGAGTGGAGCGACGTTTACGGTCAACTGCAAAACGCACAAGTTCAGTGGGCCGAAGGCTTCGCAAGCACGTTCACCGAATTGCTGACCACCGGCAAGGCTGACTTCCGGTCTTTCGTGTTCAGCATTTTGGCCGACATGGCAAAGATGTCGTTCAAGAACAGCATGGTCAACCTGATGGATGAAATGACGGGCAAGGCTGGCATCTTCAAGATTGGCGAAGCGTTCCTGAACGGCGGCGGTATTGCAAATGCTGGCGTGATAGGTGGGCTGCTCAACAAGAGCCGTGGCTTGGCAAATGATGGCTCTGGCCCATCAGACCCCGCCGTTAGTGGTGACTTCACTGGATTCTTGGAGAAGGCAACAACCGGCATCAAGAGCTTTATGAATTCCATCTTTGGCTCCACGGACGCGGTGAACGACTCTACCGCCGCCACTGGAGAAGCTGTCATCAAGACGGCGGCAGAAATTTTTGGAATCTCGACAAAGACAACGGCAGATGCCGCCGCTACCGCGTCCATCACGTCGCTTGCCGCAGCAGCGACGAACGCATCCTTTGCTTTGTCCACGCTTGGTAATTCGGGTGGCGCTGGTGGTGGCGGTGGAATCTTTGGCGCTATCTCTTCGGCGTTTGGCTTCCAATCCGGGGCATCAACGGCAATGCCAGCGGGCGCGTCGGATTTGGCAAATGCCATGCAATTCATGGCAAAAGATGGCGCGTTCTTTGATGGTCAACTGTCGTTCTTTGCCAATGGTGGCGCGTTCACCAACAGCATCGTTGATTCGCCAACATTGTTTGCTTTTGCCAATGGTGGCAAGTTTGGTGTCATGGGCGAAGCCGGTGCAGAGGCTATCATGCCGCTGTCGCGCGATGGCAGCGGTCGCCTTGGCGTAACCGTTCATGGTCAAAGTGCTGGCGGCGCAGAAGCACCCGTCGTCAACATTGCCATCACCGTGAACAACGAAGGTGGAACCAGCACAACGTCAACAGGAGACGAGGCCGGAGCGTGGCGCAAGATTGCGGATCGGGTAAAGACCGTGGTTCGTCAGGAGTTGGTAAGCCAACAGCGTCCCGGTGGCGCACTCTACCGATAAGTCACAGGTGATTTAGAATGGCATTTCAAACATTTGGTTGGAGTCCCGACAAGGGAGCGAGACAAAAAATAGCCCCAAACGTCAAGCGAACAAAGTTTGGCGACGGATATGAGTTGCGCGTCCCTGTTGGTGTCAACACAAAGCCAAAAAATTGGTCAGTCACTTTCACGCGACCAGCAGCAACGGCAGAGGCAATTCTTGATTTTCTGTCTGCCCGCGCTGGTGTCGAGCCATTTACGTGGGTTGACCCAATGGGAAAGACTGGAACGTATGTGTGTCGAGAGTGGGAAAGCGGCCAAATGACCGAAGGTTTTGGCGTGTACCAAATCAGCGGCACATTTGAGCAGGTTTTTGAGTTCTGACAATGACAATCAAAGGCGAAATCCAGTCCCTTTCACCATCGGCACTTGTGGAGATGTTCGTTTTGGACATGTCCATGTTTGCCGGTGGCGGGCTTTCGTACTTCCATGCTGGTACAAACGGTCTTCAACAGCCTGTTGTTTGGCAAGGCAGAACCTACACACCTTTGCCAATTGAGGCAGAAGGCTTTGACTTGTCTGCGCGCGGTCAGCTTCCAAAACCCGTGGTTCGTGTTGCCAACATCAACGGCTTGTTCTCTGCCGCAGTGGCGCAAAACGACGACCTGATAGGGGCCAAAATAACCCGCAAGCGCACGTTTGCCAAGTATTTGGACGCTTCAAACTTCCCCTCTGGCAACCCATACGCGGATCAAAACCAACACTTGCCAGATGAGATTTGGTACGTGGATCGCAAGGTGTCCGAGAACCGCTACATCATCGAATGGGAGTTGGCTTCGGCGTTTGATGTGCAAGGTGTGATGCTGCCATTTCGTCAAGTCATTCAAAACGCCTGTTCATGGCGTTACCGTAGCGCCGAGTGCGGCTACACGGGCGGCTATTACGACAAAAACGATGTAGCCACGTCTGATGTCTCGCAGGACTATTGCTCCAAGCGTTTGTCGTCCTGCGAAGCCCGGTTTGGCACCAACTCTTACCTGCCGTTTGGCGGCTTTCCGGGAGCAAATCGCCTTGGTGAATGATCTTTTGCAAGCCATCCAAGAGGAGGGCGCTCGTCAGTATCCCAACGAAGCCTGTGGCGTTGTTGTTCGCAAGGGAAGAAAGTCTGTTGCGCTGCCGTGCAAAAACACATCAGCAGACTCGCGGAACCATTTTCTGATGGATGCCAACGACTATGCGACAGCGGCAGACCAAGGTGAAATCATCGGCATCTGGCACACGCACGTCAACATACCGCCGGAGCCATCCGACGCAGATCGCGTTGGCTGTGAAAACTCTGGGGTGCCGTGGTACATCGTTGGCGTTTTCAAAGCAGACAACGGATTCTCCTTCAGTGAAATGGTTGTCGTTGAACCTTCCGGCTTTGAGATGGGCTACCTAGAGCGTCCATACGCTTTTGGCGTGTTGGATTGCTGGTCGCTGGTGCGGGACTACTACCGGCGCGAATACAGCATTGCGCTTAACGATTACCCGCGCATTGAGCGTTTTTGGGCCAATGGGCACGACTTGTTTGGCCGCAACTGGAAGCCGGAAGGGTTTGTCAGCTTGGTTGACCAAGAACCCCAACCCGGCGATCTGTTTTTGATCCAGACCGACAGCAGCGGCAACCCAAACCACATTGCCATTTACATCGGCAACGAAATGATCCTGCACCATTGTCATGGCCGTTTGTCTCGCCGGGACATTTACGGCGGCTACTGGCAAAAGCACACAACCCATCACTTGCGATGGAAGGGGTTTTGCAATGTTGACTGAAGTTATCCTTGATGGGCCGATGGGAAAGACATTTGGGCGCAAATGGAGCATTGCCGTTGACTCGCCGCAAGAGGCGTTGAACTTGATTGATGCCAACAGGCCCGGACTGCTGTCTTGGATCAAAAACAACCTGAAGAAATACTCGCGCTACAAGGTGATTTGCCAGTACGAAAACGGCCAAACCGAACACTTGGGCGACAGTGATTATGGACTGACGCGCAAGTGCAAAAGCATCCGGTTTGTGCCCGTGGTTGAAGGTGCCGGTGGTGGCGCTCTTCAAACTGTGATTGGCATTGCGTTGATTGGCGTTTCAATCTGGAATCCGGCATTGTTGAGCATGACGGCCAGTATGCAAGCGGCCATGTTTGGAATGGGCATGAGCATGGCGATTGGCGGTATTGCGTCCATGCTGGCTCCAAAGCCAAGCTCGCAAAACCAAGCCGAACGCAAAGACAAGACCTCCTACTACTTTGACGGCCCAACAAACACGACCATGCAAGGCGTGCCGGTTCAGTTGATTTACGGCAAGTGCATGGTGGGTTCGCACGGCATTTCGGCAGCGGTCACAATCGACCAGATGATGTAAGGAAGCAAAATGAGTGACGCACAACCCATTGGCGGGGCAGTGGCCGGTTCTGGTGGTGGCTGTTTTCGGGCGGGTACACGGGTGCAGATTGAAGGCGGTCGCACCATACCGATTGAGAAGCTAAAGGAGGGCGACCGCGTTTTGGCCTTTGACGAAGATGGCTTTATTCGCGGCGCGACGGTGACAAAGGTTCACTACCATGAAGACCCGCAGCCCATTTTGCGCGTCAAGTTTTGGAACGGCGAGATTTTCGCCACGCCAAACCATTGGGTTCTGAATCAGTACGGAAATTTTGCTGAAATTGGCAGTTTGACAAAGCACGACGCGCTGGTGGATGGCATGGGGCATCTTCGCCCCATCATTGGCGCAGAGTTGGTGGGTCACGAGCCGGTTTGGAACCTGACCGTCGATCCGCACCACACGTTCATTGCGGATGGGGTTCGTGTTCACAACGGCGGACACCGCGAGCGTTACCCGGTAATCGCCGGTTCTGGCGGTGGCAGCAAAAAAGGTGGTGGAGGAGGGCGTGCCGCCGTCGAAGATTCCGACACGCTTCAGTCCAAGGCGATGGTTTCGTTGCTTGACCTGATTGGCGAAGGTGAAATTGGCGGGCTTGTAAACGGCGCTCAGTCAATTTTTCTTGACGGCACGCCGCTGATGAACGAGGACGGGTCGTACAACTTCAAGGGCGTTACTTGGGACGGTCGCACCGGCACACAAGATCAAGAGCCAATGTCCGGCTTTTCGAGCATCGAAACGCCACACGCGGACTACGTGCAGATTCGCAAAAACTCCCCACACGTTGTCTCCATCAGCAACCCGAACGTGGATCATGTCCGGGTGATTGTTTCCGTTCCATCTCTCATCAGTCAGGACATGACAACGGGCGATGTTCACGGAACGTCTGTTCAGTATTCCATTGAGGTTGCAACCAACGGCGGCAGCTACCAAGCGACCTACGCGGATATTGCTTGGTTTGATGGTGGCACTTGGGGAACTGAAGATGGACACCTTACGGCTTACCGCAAGGAAGGATCGCAGGGTCTTGCAGCAAGTATTGAAATCACTGGTGCTTATGGGCAGGTTGTCATCCAGCCCGAATACTCCACTGGGTCTGGTTGGCAACCAGTTGGAGGCGAGCGAACCTTGTCCAAGAACATCACAGGCAACAGTGAGACGGTTTGCTACGTGGAAGCACCCTCCGGCGCAACCAAGCTGCGGTTCCGCACCGTCTCCAGCGTTGGCAACTATCAGCCATCGCCTTATTTTGGCGGCGACACATGGGACGCGGTGCCGTCAGACTATTCGCAAGCGCCAACGCCAACGATCACCAAAAAGCAAATTCGGTACTTGAGCACCACGTCAACTTGCACCATCAGCGGCAAAACGCGCTCCAGATACCAGCGTTCGCATTTGGTGACACTGCCAAAGCCAGCGTCCAACTGGCGCATCCGTGTGACGCGCTTAACAGACGACTCAACGTCCTCCGCCGTAAGCAACGACCTCTACTTCGACAGCTACGTGGAAATCGTGGATAGCAAAATGCGCTACCCTAATTCCGCACTGGTCGGGATGCAGGTGGACTCGTCGCTGTTTAGCTCCATTCCGCAGCGTTCGTACTTGGTGAATGGTCTATATATTCAAGTGCCGTCAAACTACGACCCGTTGACGCGGGCCTACACGGGCATTTGGAACGGAACATTCAAGGTCGCGGTGTCGGACAACCCGGCTTGGATTTTGTACGACATACTGACCAACAAAAGGTACGGCCTTGGTCAATACCTAAGTCCGTCCAACATCGACAAGGCCAAGCTGTACCAAATTGGCAAGTATTGCGACGAGTTGGTGAATGACGGCTATGGTGGCCTTGAGCCGCGATTTACCATCAACACGGCAATTCAAACGCAAGTTGAAGCCTACCGGCTGATCGTTGACCTGTGTTCGGCATTCAACGGCATGTCCTATTGGGCCGGTGGCATGGTGAACTTCACGCAGGACTCGCCAACAGACCCAAGCATGATCTACACCGATGCCAATGTGGTTGAGGGGGTCTTCAACTACTCCGGGTCGTCGCGCAAAGATCGCCATAGCGTTGTTTTGGTCACTTGGAACGATCCAACGCAAAACTACAAACAGATGGTGGAATACATCGAAGACCCCACTTTGATTGCGCGCTATGGCGTTCGCAAGTTGGAGATTGTGGCCTTCGGTTGCACATCTCGCGGACAAGCAATTCGCGCTGGCAAGTGGATTCTCTACACAGAGCAATACCAATCGGACATGATTCAATTCCGTGTGGGTATAGACTCTGCCTTCGTGGTTCCCGGTGACGTTATCAAAATTCATGACAGCATGAGAGCAGGCAAGCGATTCGGTGGCCGAATTGTTGCCGTGTCCGCCAACAGTGTGACGCTTGACTCCGCTGTGACACTGGGTTCGGGCCAGTCCACCATCTCTGTTCGTTTGCAAGATGGCACCTTTGCAGACCGCGTTATCAATGAAAGCAGAAGCTCGTCCGTAACAACGGTGACGTTCGCTTCGCCGCTTTCCACATTGCCGCTGGTCAACTCCATGTGGATCATCTCAAACGCCAATCTCCAACCCATTCTGGCAAGGGTCATTGGTGTCGCGCAAGGCGAGAACGCTGGAGAGTATTCGATCACCGCGCTGGAACACAATCCATCAAAGTACGCCGCCATCGAACAAGGTCTGAAAATTGAGGTTCCAACAACGACCGTCATCGACATCGACACGGTTCAAACTCCATCAAACCTGAACATCACAGACGGTCGCAAGGCCATCTCCGAAAACGCGCTGGTATCGGTCATCAACGTGTCTTGGACTGGAAGCGAATTGCGCTACGAGTTGTCGTGGCGCAGAACGGGCGCAAGCCCAACCAACTGGGAGACCATTTCCACCTCTGTGCCAAATGCGGAGATCGAATCTGTCGTGACCGGCACCTATGAATTCTCACTGGTTGCCATCAATGGGTTTGGCAAGCGATCCGCGTCAATCATGGGTTCTCACAGCGTCGTCATTACGGACACTACTCCAAGTTCGGTTCAAAACCTTCGCTTGCGCGACAACTGGAACGGAAACGTGGCGACGGTTGTTTGGGATACGGTGCCTTACGCCTCCAGCTACAAGGTGCAGGTTGTGGCGCAAGGGGCGGTTAGACGGGACGCTTCGGTAACGGATGCGGAGTTTTCATACACCAAGGAAATGGGTATTGCTGATGGTGGGCCGTGGCGCACGCTGACGTTCAAGGTCAAGGCTGTAAAGCCGTCATTGGTCGAGTCCGAGCAATGGGCCGAATTGACCATTGCAAACCAAGCTCCAACTTTGCTTGGTTTGCGGATTGTTCCGGGGTATTTGTCTGTTTCGGTGTCGTACAAAAAGCCTTTCGATCCAGATTTTGAAGGTGTCCAAATTTGGATGTCGGAAGAATCTGGCTTTATTCCGTCAGACAGCAATCAGGTGTACGACGGCAAAGGCACAAGGGTGACAATTGACGCGGATGCGACCGGAATTCCCCTCAAGGCCAAAACAAAGTATTACCTTCGCATTCGCCCTTATGACGGATTTGGCAAAAACGAAAGCGTGATGGACGGCGAAGAGCATGAGATCATTCCTCTCTCTGCGTCGTTGGGGTTGGGGCCGGGAGAGATTGTCGGCACGCAAATCTCGATTGGTGCCATCAGGGCAGAAAACTTGAAAACAAAACGTCACATGATAGACTAGGCGGTTTATCAGTCATTGGCGACTGACTTGTGATATATTTTGCACATGGCCTACACACTGTCCCACAACACTCCAACGACGGGATTTATCTCGTGGGCTGGTGTGGACATTGTTTTTGATGGCGTTAGTTACGCTGTTGCCGACGGCGACACAAGTCAAAAGTACGTCTATTGGCTGAAGGCGGAGCCGGACACTTTGCAGGTGTCCGACGAATATCCTTCGTTGACCGCCGAGGACTGCCTTGTTTTTATCAACAACGGCGGCGCTGGCTTGAGCGTTCTCGATGCCACAGTAATGGATGGTTCCATCATTGTGCCGGGAACCATTCAGGGCGACGCAATCATGGCGGAAGCCATTGTTGGTTCGCACATTGCGGCAGAGTCAATCGTCGGGACGCACATTCTTGCTGGCGAAATCACTGGCGATCACATCAAGGCCAATTCCATTACCGCTGAGAAGATTGACGCTCGCGGCCTTGTGATTCGAGACGGCGAAGGCAATCCAATTTTTGGCGTTGGGACAAACCTAGACGTTGGATACATAGGCGGTCTCGACGAAAAAATTGCCGAGTCCATTGCTCCAACGGTTGTTTTGTCCGCGTCTTCTCAGATCATCACCTATGACGGACTGAACAAGCTCAGTCCCGCCTCCCAAGTCATTACGCTGACGGCAAAGCTGCAAAACGCACAGGGCGTTCCTGTGTTTGCCGCGACGGTGTACGACGCGCTTGGCGAGCAAATTGTTGAAGCGACGCTGAATGGCGAAGGCACGCAACGTCAGATAACGGGGCAGCAATTCAACGACATCGTTGGTGCGCACAGCGTCAAGATTACCGTTACGGTTGGAGACCTGACGGACACCGTGACGATCACAAAGGTAAGCGACGGCTTTCAGGGTGCGAATGGTGTTTCGGCAACATCGTATTGGCTGACCGCAACGCCGGATTTGGTCGTTCGTGATGCCGCTGGCAACTACGTCGAACCGTCGATTCAGTTTGCGGCAATGAAACAGACCGGCGAAGAAGCGCCAGTATCGTTTGCGGGTCGCTTTCTGATTGAAGTCACCAGTGATGGCAGTGCCTACACACAGTCGTTTGCGTCCGCAAACAATGAATCCAGCGTTTCGTTTGATTTGCCGCCCGATGTAAAGTCTGTTCGGGCGACCTTAACGAGTCCTGATGGCGCGTTTTTGGACACCACCACCGTCGCAATTGTGGAAGACGGCATCAGTTACGACGTAAAGATCGAAAGCACCAATGGGACAATTTTCAAGGTTGGCGAAGCAAGGACAACCACCCTAGTGGCTAGGGTGTTTCGGAACGGGGTCGAGGTAACGGACTCGATACCATCCACGATGTTTCAGTGGACTAGGGCTTCGATGATTCCGCACCCGGATTACGACGACGGCGCGTGGAATGCAAGCCATGCAGCCGGGTACAAATCAATCGTTGTGAACGTGGACGACGTTTACGCAAGAGCGACATTCATCTGCCGCATCAACTCATAGGAAAAAACATGGCAACAGTATCAACAGGGCAATTGACCATTGTCGATCAGAACGACGCAAAGCCAATTATGGCTATTGTCACTGCGAACAAACCACCGCAGCAGGTTTACAGCAAGGACAATGGCGCTGAATTGTTTGCGCCAAACTGGACTAGCGACCCAATCACGTTGACGGCAAGTGTTTTTGTTGGTGGCGTGAACGTCGTCAACACGTCGGCGGTAACTGGGAAAAAGTGGGGCACAACATTTGGCGGCAACGAACTGGGCACAGCCACAACCTACACTCGCAACACAAACTTCACGTCGCCAAATTCACAAGCGTCCGAAACATACTACTTTTCCTGCACCTACACCGATCCGGCGACATCAATTGCCTCTCGCGTAGATTGCCAAATCACGTTGAGCGTCGTGAAGATTGGCACCAATGCCGTTTATGTCCAGACTTACGGGCAAAACGTCATTGAGGAATCTGACTCTGGCACAAAGAACGCCGTTGCGATCCGCGCCGAATTGATCCGAAGCTCTGGCCCAGACACGGACAACTTGCAATACCGCTGGTTCCGAATTTTGTCCAACGGTACGGCGGAAAAGCTGTATAACGGCGTTTCCGGCGCAAACGACTATGCGGTTTCCAACACTGCACTGGGAAGCTCGCCTGTGCCAGTGACCCTGATTGGCACCGCTGGTTCCACTTCGTTCACCAACGCTGGAATGACGACGAGTTCGGCTGGCGCGACGGATGCTGATTGGAGCGTCACGACAACCCAATACAACACCCTTACCATTTCTGAGCGGGCTGTAACCAACTCGCAACTCTTCAAGGTGGAAATCCGAGATGCTGCGGAGCCAGACGACGCGACGGCACCTGTGTACGTCGGCTACTTCACGGTCACAGACGTAACCGATCCGTACCGCACAGACATCCTTTCCTCTGGCGGGGATAAGCTGCTTAATGGCACTGGCAGTTCTGACTTGACACCCAAGGTTTGGAACGGCTCTGCTGAAATCTCATCGTACACCGGATGGACGTTTGACTGGTTCATCAAGGACAAAGACGGCAAGCGCGTTGGTTTTGTGGTTTCCGCAAGTCCGCCGACCCCAAGCGTATCGCGCACCATCTCCGCCAGTACCAATTCCACAACTGGCGTAACGCTCAATACGGCAGCAACATTCAGCGTCGGTGATTTGGTCAAGTTGGTGAGTCCCAACGGCTCCACCATCAAATATGCCGAAGTGTCAGCCAGCAGCACAGGCACGACGGTTTCGATTCGCGCCGCCACCACCGCAGCCAATACCGCCATCGTTACCGAGGCTGGCGGGGCAATCACAACCGTTTCGACCATTGGCGCTACCGAGTTTGCAGGCGGCACGATTTACAAGGCGGAACCCAAGCGCCAAACCACAGGCTCAAACAGCACGACCGTCACTCAACACGACATTGATGGCAAAAACACCTTTGTGGTGCTTGCAAACCGACCGGACTAAGCATGTACGTTTCGTCAGGCCAGATTACTATTTTTGACCAGAATGACAGTCCTCTTGCGAGGCTGTCAAACTCGTCTTGGGTCATTCCAACAGATGCAAATGGAGAAAATGGCAACTTTGCCAATTGCTCCACGACACTGAGCGTCATGCTTGGGCAGATTGACGACTCCGCAAAATGGACGGTTGTCGCGGTGCCGTCTTCTGGCGTAGTAGGGTCGCTGTCTGGTAAAACCTACACCGTAACGGCAATGTCGGGCGATACGGGGTATGTTGAATTTACCGCGTCCAAAGCCGGTAACGCCAACCAAGTTGTGCGCTTCTCTTTGGCGAAGGCAAGGGCCGGGGCAGACTCAAGAACCATCACCTTGAGCGCGTCCAGCCAAGTCTTTACGTTTGACTCGTCCGACAGCCCAAGTCCGTCCAACCAGTCCATCACGTTCACCGCGAACGTCACCGGCACCACGGACATTCCATTGTGGTCGAGTCAAATTTTCAGCGGTGCCGACACTGTTGCAATTGGGCCTGCGCCTCTTATTGGCTTGACGACAACCGCATCGCTTGCGGTTTCTGGCATGACGACAGGAGCCGATCTGTACGAGCCATTTGGCTTGAGCATGGACGCTTCTTTCTGGTCGAAGTCTGGCTTTTTGGCTTTTGGTTCCGGCTCCGTCGCAAATACAACGGCGGTAACAGACCCACTTGGCGGCAACCAAGCCGATTATTTGGTCGAAGACACAAACACCGTAACGCGCACCATTCGCCGCGCCGCAACGCAGTTTGTTCAAGGCGTTACATACGAGCAAACCGTGTCGGCCAAGGACGACGGCGGGGCATCGCAACGCTTTCTGACCCTTTTGTTGGGCGCTCAAGCGTTTGGCACAAACAGCGGAGCCATCTTCAATTTGCGGCTTGGCACCTATATTGCGTTCGGCTCCGTAACAGTATCAATGACGGCGAGCGCAAACGGCTGGTACGCTTGCACCGTGACCAAAGTTGCGACGGCAACGGCAACCTCTCAATCTGGAGCATGGCTGTCGAACGCAAACAACGTGGCCGCGCCAAGTTATCTAGGAAATGGCACAAGCGGCATTTATTTGTACGGACTCAAGTGCGTACCGAAGAACATTTCGAGTCCGCGCTGCGTTGTGACTGCGACGCTCGGAAGCATCTCCGACAGCGTAACCATCTCCAAGCTGCGTGCTGGCAGCGACGGTCTTGCCGTCGTCCTTACCAACGAATCTCACGTCTTGCCCGCTGGTGAAACGGGGGTTGTTGCGGCGGATGGCTATACGGGTTCAGGCACGGACATTGTTGTGTACGAAGGCACAACACAGTTGACGGCCAGCGCCACAGCAACGAGAAGCGCATTCCGCGTCGGGACAATAACCCAGTCTCCGGCTTCAACCATCACGGTTGGGTCAGTCACGTACTCGTCCAACAAGATCGTTATTGGCGACCACTCGGCGTTTTCTGCAAGCGCAAATTCCGTCGTTTTGTCTATCCCGATCACGGTGTACCGCGCAGATGGAACGGCTGCCACAATAACCAAAACGCAGACGGTTGCCAAAGCAAGAACCGGCACAACCGGCGTTGCCGCCATTACGGTAGTTGTGCCAAACTCAAGCGTGCTTTTGCCTTCTGATTCAAGCGGCACGGTTGCCAACTATGGCAATTCCGGCACCACTATTCAAGTTTACGAAGGCAAGACGGCGCTCACGTTTGTGACGGGGACGTTGGCGGCATCACAGTTTCAAATTGGAGCGCCTACACTTTCGGTCGCTAGTGCTATTGGGGTTGGGGCAATTACGGGTTCCGGCACGACAACCGCCACGGTTGCCAATCATTCGAGCATGGCAACAGCGACAGACGCTGTAACGATCACCTACCCTCTGACCATCAAGCGCGCGGACGGGACGACAGTAACGCAAAACGCAACACAGGTCATCGCCAAAAGCAAAACTGGCGTTGCTGGTGTTCGCACGGCCACCTTGGATATGTACCAATGGTCGCTTGCGGCACCAACTTTGTTTCCATCTGGCACGTCAACCTATACGTGGGCAAACGGCACATTTACAGCACCGGCCACAACGAACGGGTGGTCGCTTACGCCTCCAGCGCCGGTAACGGGGCAGACGTTGTGGGTTGCCCGCCAAGTCTATTCCGACTCTTCGGTTGCCGCGACATCAACGGTGACTTGGGCTGCAAACACAGCGTTGCCGTATTCTCTTGCGGGAACGGATGGCCTGACTGTTGTTTTCTCCAATGAGGCCCATACAGCACCAGCAACCAGTGCGGGCGCGGTATCGTCCTACGTTGGCTCAGGCACGACCATCAGGGTTCTTGACGGGGCAACTGCGCTGTCGGCAGTGACGACAATTACCGGCAACGGTCAGTTTGTTGTAGGTGCGGCAACACAAACGCCAGCTTCGACAATCACCGTCGGGGCGGTGACTGTCTCGGGCACAACAGCAACGGTGGCAGACCACTCCGCCATGTCCAACGCCACCGACACCGTTTCGATTGCGTTTCCACTGACGATCAAGCGCCTAAATGGCTCGACCGTCAACATTGCGAAGAATCAAACCGTCACCAAGTCCAAGGCTGGCCCTAGCGGCCCCAATGGCTCTCGCGGATCGCGCTCGTACTACCTTTCTGGCTATACGGCATGGAGCGACACAGCGGCAACAACTGCGGCATCGGAAGGCGGTGGGCCAATTCACCGCGACATGGTGACGGAGTACGGAACAAACTTCTCCCAAACCAAATACTACGATTCCACGACAGTCACTTGGAACGCCATTGCTGCGGCGTTGGACGGCAATTTGTTGGTCAGCGGCTCTGTCGTTGCCGACAAAATTGACGCGCGCGGGTTGAGCATCAAGGACACAAACGGCAACGTAATCCTTTCTGCTGGCACCGCGCTGGACTGGAGTCGCGTTGGTGGAACGGGCAGACCAGAGAACAACGCAACGGTTGGCGCAAGCGCCAGCAACTTCACCGGGACAATTGGCGGCGACAACTTGCTGTGGAACAGCGATTTTGAACGCAAGAATGCAAACAATGCGCCAACTGGCTACAACATCTACAACGGAAGCAGCGGGGTAGGGGCATCGTTTGTTGCCTCTACTGGCATTGCTGGCAACGGTGTGGGTGTCATGGCCGGATCGACCCCCGGCAACACTTTGGGGATTCTTTCGGCCACGGCTGGCGCTGTCGAGGGTGGGTGGGTCACTGGTGCCACCTATGTGGTTAGCTTTTCGGCAAAGAAGGTTGCTGGCGCTGGTCTCACCAGCATGTCTTTGAGATGGGTTACGGCACCGACAAGCACCACGGTCATACTCAACCCAAGCCTGACCACCTCATACCAGCGTTACGCATTTCGCATAACGTGGGGGGCTTCTGTGCAAGCTGGTGGCGGGTTCTACATATCGTGCGCCAACGGCAGTGTTATCGCTACCGGAGACGAAATTCACTTTGACCGCATCATGATTCAGCGCGGTGACGTGCTGGTGGATTGGATGCCGAGCCGACGCGATGGGCCGCGCACTACCTCTGGTGCGTCAGCGCCAACAGACCCAATCAACAACGATATTTGGATCGACACCTCTGTAACGCCAAATGTGGCAAAGGTGCGACTCAACGACGCATGGCAAATTGCGGCAAATTACACTACGAACACCAACCAACTGACGGACGGTGCCAATCTTGGCGCAACGGCAACTTGGTCTGGTGTGTCTGGTTCAGGCAAGCCTGCGGACAACGCAACGGTTGGGGCCACAGCAGGCTCCAACTTGTACGACGCAAGTGGAAACATCATCTCCAGCGATGCAATCAAAAACAACTTGATTGATCTTGGCTTCTGGAAGAAAGACGCAATTTCGCCGTGGAGTTTGAACGCTGGCTACAACCGACTTTGCAATGCTGTGGGAGATGTCGGCATCAATGCAGGGCCAAAAGGCGTTGATGACGTGGTTTGGTACTGTTGGGAAAATGAAACCAACGGCAACGGTGCTGGTGGCTGGGATGCCACAATGATCTCGCTAGACCCTAACAAAGCCTACCGATTCGTTGTCCCGCTGCGCGTGCTGGATGGAAACGGCAGATTTTATTGGGGAACCAACAATGTTTGCGCGTTAAACACCACCACGGCAAATAGCAACCCGTATTTTGTCACTGGTGACAAATCCAACCTTAGCACGGACAGGTGGTACTTGCTTGTTGGGTACATCTTCCCATACGGCAGTACCAACAACTCGCACGAATCCGCTGGCATTTGGGACTGCAAAACCGGACAACGGGTTTATGGCGGAACAAACTACAACCACCTTGCAGGCTATGTGAATCATCGGGCATACCAGTTCTACGCCACTCAAGGGGCGGTTCAGGTGTTTGGCCGTCCAATGATTAACCTGCTTGACGGTACGGAACCGTCGCTTCGGGAATACTTTGAGACCAGTGCCGTACTGAATAGTGCGTTAGCGCCCGCTATCGCGGCTGCACAAGCGGCGGCAGAAGCCAAGGCCGCTCTAGCAGAAACCACAGCCAAAGCATACGCGGACGGAAAGGTATCCGCCGAAGAAGCGCGCGCCATTGCTGATGCGACTGCCAAAGCCAATGCCGCACAAGCAGCGGCCATTGCGGCGGCAAATACAGGGCTGGCTACGAAGCTGTCCAACAACTCGCGCAACGTCTTGTCAGGCGCTGGCGGCATCGCCGTTGGTTCGTTGACTTGGGACACCAGTGGCAACCGCACGGGCGGGAGTGGCATTGGCATAACGGCCAAAGGCATGGCCGCTTTTGATAGTGGGGGCGTTGCTAGGTTTACTTTGGGCGCGGACGGAAACGCGACGTTTGCGGGTGGATTGAGCGCGGCTACTGGAACCTTCTCTGGAGCATTGACAGCGCAGGCGATCAATGCGGTTGGAACGATCAACATTGCCGGAAATGCTGTAACAATTCCTATTAGTGTTTACGCTGCTGGCGGTCTTACTCTTGTGCGCAACACTGAAGCTGTAGTCCAGCAAGCCACGATAACTTCTAGCGGTGCCCCGATATTTATCGCGTTTTCAGCGAGCAGTTGGAACGGAACTGTGTATGTTCCAGGCGGCGATAGCTCGTACTACGTTACAGCCCCTATTACATTCAACATATACCGTGGTGTGACGCTCATACGAACTGTAGTGTTGCCACTTAGCGGTGTTTTAACTGTCACGCTGCAAGATACACCTGGAATTGGAAACGCCACATACTACGTAAAAGCCAAAACATTAGCAGGACAAAATGATGGGTCAGCGGTAGCGACCGTAGAAGCCAGAAATTTGTTTTTACTTGAGACCAAGCGATGAATTACACAATTTACAATATTGCAACAGGCAAGATTGAGAATCTTATTAGCTGCCCGCCAGAAATGGTTGAGCTTCAATTTGATGCTAAAACACACGCTGTTATTGAAGGTTCGTTTGACGACAGCAGTTACTATATTGAAAGCGGCGCTCCGATCGCTATGCCGCTCAAGCCGTCCACCCACCACGTATTCGACTACGCCACCAAGCAGTGGATCGACCCGCGCACGCCGGAAACCGAGTGGCCGTTGGTGCGGGCCAAGCGCGACCGGCTGATTGCGGCAACCGACTGGACGCAGCTACCGGACGTGCCGTTGACCACCAAAGAGATGTGGGCCAATTACCGCCAAGCCCTGCGCGACGTGACGCTGCAACC